AACAGGAGCAAATTCATCTAATGGTATAAAAACAATAAATGATTATGAAAGTGTTTTGTTTAATGGAAGAGGTGCTGCTGGATTTGCGGTTATTGGAAATGCTGAGATTAGATTAGGTTTTGGTACAGCTTACACAGCTGCTCAATCAGACTTAATAATAACCCATACGAGTGGGCTTGTTGGAATCGGGGGAAATACTCCATCATATTTATTTGATGTTAGAAAGAATACTGTAAGTGGTGCAATTGCAAGATTTTCTGCTATTAATCCTCACGTTATAATTGAATCAAGTACAGCAGGTAATAGTGTTTTACATTTTAAACCAAATTTAACAAGTAGTAAATCTGGTCAATTCAAGGTAACAGCTGGAAATGGTTATAATTTTAAATGGACTAATGATGCTGCTGGTACAGGTGAAACTATTTATATGGACTTAGATACAAGTACCACAGGAGGTGGAGACTTGACAGTGAAAGGAGATATAATAGCTTATGGTGCGCCTTCTGATAAAAAGTATAAAGAAAATATTAAGCCAATTGAAAGTGCTTTAGATAAAGCAATGCAACTTCAAGGTGTTACATTCGACTGGAAAGAAAGTGATAGTATATTAGATATAAAAGAAGATATAGGTTTTATAGCTCAAGATGTTGAAAAAGTTTTACCAGAACTTGTTAGAGATAATGGTAAAGGAAATTTATCTTTAAGATACCAAGGTGTTACACCTATACTTTTAGAAGCTATAAAAGAATTAAAAGCGGAAATAGAAGAATTAAAAAAACAAATTAAATAATGGCAGTACCAACATCAGGAGCATTATCTATGGAATCTATAGCGCAAGAAGCGTTATATGGCACTTGGGGTTCAGGAACTATAACTGGACCAATTTCTATGTATGATATGATAAATGGTGGAAACGCACACGGATCTGGTAATTCTTATCCTACAGTAAATGATGACTGTACGCCTAATCCAGTTGATAGATCTTACTACCAAATTACTCTAACAGAAGCTACTTATCCTTCTACCCCAAATGTTACTGTTTACACAACAAGAAACCCTATTACAGGTTTAACAACAAATGATGTTTTATATGATTATGTAAATGGATCATATACAGCCTGGACAGGTGCTTCACAAACTAATGATTATTGGATATGGAGTCAAGGAACGTTTTTTAATAATTGTACAGACTGTCCAATTATTACAGTTAATTCATCTGGGGTAATAACTTCTACTGGTTGTTCTTGTCCTTAAAATTTAAATTATGCCTATAGCTTACCCATATAGATTTTCAGACTGGTACGGTTACGATAAAGACTGTACGCCAGTTGGACCTGCTTTTTATATGACTACTACTTCTGTAACTGGTTCTACCGCAGCATATGCGTGTAACTATATATTTGATGGGAGTTATTATGCTACACTTTATTACCACGATGGCACAGGAGCTACACCTGTAGTGGGAGACGTTGTTTATACAGATGCGGCTGGTAATAACGAATATAATCCTTCAAGCGATAGATGGGTTGGTAATGCAACTGGGAGTACTTCAGGAGGCACAGGTTTATATAGGTTTGATAGCGGAGGTGGACAAGTAGAACAATTGTACACTTGTGGTTTAAGCTCATTTAGTAGTTCTGTTGACAGCAATCCAAGTAGTGTTTGTAGTGCAACTATGAATCAAACTTACTACCATAATGGTAGTGGAACAATACCTATATCTGGTGACACTACTTATTCTTCAAACAGTGGCACATATCCTTATTTGTCAGCTGGAAATTATAAAATATCGTCAACTCAATATATTACAGTTGGATCAAATGGTTTAGTTTCAAGTATAAATACTTGTATAACAACAACATCATTTAGTTCTGGCTCAGGGCAGGCAGATACTAAGTTCATATGTACTCAATCTGTGAATACAACAAAATATCACGATGGTAGTGGTAACAACCCGACAACAGGAGATACTGTTTATGAGAATTCTGCTGGAACATCATTTACTGCAAATGGTTATTACACAATACAAAACGGAGCATCGCCTCCTGCAACAATTGGTTATTATAGAATAACTGGTGGAAGTGGAGTAGTAGCCTCATTGGGATTATGCTTTCCATAACATAAACTTAAAATTTGTATATTTGTACAAATAAATTAATTTAAAAAACAAACAATGGTAGTTACTTATAAATGGAATATTAATCAAATGGATGCTCACATTCAATCAGAGGGTGAAAGCAATGTTATTTATACTGTTCATTATACATATACAGGATCTACTATAGCTGAAAATGGAGAAACATTTTATGCACAAAGTATTGGTGCTGAAACTTACACATATGTAGCTGGAGAACCTTTTACTCCATACGAAAATACTGAAGCTTTTGAGAGTGTAGTTATTGGATGGCTTGAAGGGTCTTGTGATATACCTTCAATGCAAGCTAATATAATAGCTGGCTTAGAAGCTCAAATTGCTCCAATAAACGAAGCCTTGTATTTTTCTTGGCAAGATCCTGAACCAACACCACCTCCAGTTATAGAACCTGAAGAACCAATTGAGGAAGAAGAAGAAGTTGTTGATGGAGAGTAAATAATATTTATTATATTTGTATATAAATTTAATCTAAAATAATCTAAAATGTCAAAAAATTTAACACCAGAAGAGTTACAGAATTTACAAGCTCTTAATCAGGAATTTACTCAAGTAAAACTAAAGTTAGCTGATTCAGTTTATCAACAAGTTTTATTTACTAAAGACCTGGACACAATAAGAGAAAAGTTTTCGTCTGTTGAAAAAGAGTTGTCAGAAAAGTATGGAGCTAATTCTATTATTGATTTAGCAACTGGAGAAGTAAAAGAAAATCAACCAGCTGAAACAGCAGAGGTTATAGAATAAAAAAACATGGCAAAAATTAGCAACACATCAGCGTACCCAAATATTACAGTTATTGACTCAAATGATTATTTAATTCTTACTGATGCAGAAAATGATCTAATGACTAAGTCTTGTAAAATTTCAACGCTTTCTAATTTTATAATAGATGGTGGTGTTGTTAAATTAATTGCGCCAGATAATAGCGTTTGGAGACTTCTTGTTAGTAATACAGGAGTTCTTTCAACTGAGGCTGTTTAGCCAAATTAAAAATGGACATAAGAAAAATTTCAATTGGAGCAGACTATAAGTCTGGTGCTATGCATTACATAGTAGGTCAGGATGTTTTAGGCGGCAGTTATGGAATACATCTTATACAGCATGATGTTTCAGCAGATTCATATAAGATATGGATTATGAAAAAAGATGAAATTTTACTTTGGAAGGAATTTAAATGCACTCTACCTATATCTTTAGAATATAATATAAACTTTTAATGAAATCTCCTTACTCATTTATTGTTAAACCTTATAACAATAGAAGGTATGACAACATCAAAAACTACGGTGATGTAGAATTCATCACAAGCACTTCAGAAGAAGACCATAAAGCTTCTAATCGTTTTGCGATTGTAGTCTCTACTCCTATACATTATAAAGGCCCTATAAAAGAGGGTGACATACTTTTAGTGCATCATAACGTGTTTAAGTTTTACAACGACATGTATGGTCGTAGAAAAAGTGGTAAAAGTTTTTTTAAAGACAATTTGTTTTTTGTAGATCCAGATCAATTTTATCTTTATAAAAGTAAAGAAGAATCTAATTGGATGGGTTATAGCAAGTATTGTTTTGTAAAACCATTAAAAGCAAAAAAATCTTATCTTGATAAAAATTCTAAAAATGAACCATTAAGAGGTATTGTAAAATACATTAATAATGAGTTAATTGAAAAAGGAGTTAAAGTAGGTGATGAGGTTTTATATGAGCCTAACTCTGAATACGAATTTGTAGTAGATGATGAAAAATTATATAGGATGTTTACAAGAAATATAACAGTGGTGTTATGATAAAATTTTATCAAAACGTAATTTCTAATCCTGATTTTTATGTAGAAGAAATATTAAAAAAAGGTTTTTATGATTTGCCAGATGGAGAAAATTTATTTAAAAATGTTTGTCAAAAACATCAAGATGAATTTTATCAATTTCTTTTAAATAACGTGCCTAATTATAAAGTTGTTTTAAATTTTGTTCGTCAATCACCATTAGGTCAAAAAGAACCTAACTACATTCACACAGATGATATGATGGGTGATTTGACTGCTGTTTTGTATTTAAACAAAAAACATCCTAATGAATATGGAACAACACTATATGATGATGATGATAACAAGATATTAGTTTCCAAAGCAAAATACAATTCTGTTTTTATATTTCCTTCAAGTGTTAAGCATTCGAGAAATACATTAGATAACTTTGGTAAAAAAAACGAATCAAGATTAGTTCAAGTAGCGTTTTTAAATAAAAAAAATGAATGATTTTAAGGAAATGCTAAATGAATTAAATATTAACCTTGAAGAGTTAAATATTTACATAGAGTCAGATAAATTTAAAAAAGAAGCTGGACCTGTTGTTGATGATAATAATAAAAATTATAAAGTGTTACCTTCAAAAATAGAAGGAAAAGGAATATTTGCTTGTAAAGATTTTAATAAAGGAGATTTCATAGGCTATGGTAAGTTAAATAATACAAGAACTTTAGCAGGAAGATATACAAATCACTCTAATTTAAACAATGCTAAATTTTATTATATTAAAAAAAACAGTAATTTAGTTTTAATAGCTGAAAAAGATATTATTTCTGAAGATGAAATATTAGTTAATTACAGACACCACACCTATAATAAAGAATATTATGAGTAGAGAATGGGATTGGATGGATGATTTAGGTGAAGAAGTTTATCCAATAAAAAAAGTAAAGCGTATTAAAAATGAATACAAACGAAACAAAATTAAAAATAATAGAAGCAGGACACGAGGCGGTCAGACAACTGATCAAAGTGGCGAAGGAAGACATTATTAAATATGGTACAGATGATGAGTTAGCTGCAGATAGATTAAAAAATGCAGCTGCCACAAAAAAACTTTGTATTATGGATGCTTTTGAAATTTTAAAAAAAATACAAGAGGAAAAAGATTTATTAGAAGGAGTTGATACTAAAGTAAATAACACACCAAAAGGATTTGCAGAATCAAGATCAAAATAAAATATATATAGAACTAAAAAATATAGTTCCTAAAAATGTTTTGACTACAAAAAACAAAGCAAGAACCTGGACCTACGGTTATAATGAAAAATACAATTTTGTTGTAGTGTCTAAAACAGGTCAAATTGATCAGATAATAAATATTAGTGGTTTAAATGTTGCGCTTCCCAAAGCTCCTAAAGACATTTTTAAAAGATCTAAAAAAAAAGAAGACCAATACTGGGAGGCTAAAATATTACCAAAACAATTAACAAGAATTAAATCTATATTTCAATGGCATGATACTCCTTCGAGTTTTAAAAACGAGTGGGTAGATTATATTGAAAATGAATTTAATTTTAGAGAAGAAGGATTTTGGTTTATAAATAAAGGAGTTCCTACTTACATCACTGGAACGCATTACATGTATTTACAGTGGACTAAGATTGATGTTGGATTTCCAGACTTTAGAGAAGCTAACAGAATATTTTATATTTTTTGGGAAGCCTGTAAGGCAGACAAAAGAAGTTTTGGAATGGATTACTTAAAAATAAGACGTTCTGGCTTTTCATTTATGGCCTCATGCGAGGGAGTTAATATGGGTACAATAACTAAAGATGCTCGTATAGGTATACTTTCTAAAACTGGATCTGATGCAAAAAAAATGTTTACAGATAAAATTGTTCCTATATCTAATAATTATCCATTCTTTTTTAAACCTATACAAGATGGTATGGATAAGCCAAAAACTGAATTAGCTTATAGAGTTCCTGCTGCAAAAATTACTAAAAAAAATATGTATTTAAATGAAGAGCAAGAGCTTGAAGGTTTAGATACTACTATTGATTGGAAAAATACTGGAGACAACAGTTATGATGGTGAGAAGCTTCGACTACTACTACACGATGAAAGTGGTAAATGGGAGCGTCCTGATAATATTTTAAATAACTGGAGGGTTACAAAAACTTGTTTACGTTTAGGTAGTAAAATAGTCGGTAAGTGTATGATGGGTTCTACATCTAATGCATTAGAGAAAGGTGGTGGTAATTTTAAAAAATTATATAACGATTCTAATGTGGGATCACGAAACTCTAATGGTCAAACTAAAAGTGGGTTATATTCACTTTTTATCCCAATGGAGTGGAATATGGAAGGGTTTATAGATAGGTATGGAATGCCTGTATTTAATAATCCATCAAGTCCAGTATTAGGAATTGACGGTGAAATGATACATCAAGGAGCTATAGATTACTGGCAGAACGAGGTTGATTCATTATCTAATGACCCTGATGCTTTAAATGAATTTTATAGACAGTTTCCGAGAACTGAGTCTCACGCATTTAGAGATGAAAGTAAACAGTCTTTATTTAATTTAACTAAAATATATCAACAAATTGATTATAATGACTCATTAATTATGGGTCAAAATATAACTCAAGGATCGTTTTCTTGGCATAACGGAGTTAAAGATACCAGGGTAATTTGGACTCCAGATAAAAGAGGAAGATTTTTTGTATCTTGGTTACCAGAAATGTCGTTACAAAATAAAGTAACAATAAAAAATGGGAGGAAATATCCAGGGAACGAACACATTGGATCGTTTGGTTGTGACTCTTATGATATTTCTGGAGTTGTTGTAGGGAAGGGATCTAATGGTTCTTTGCATGGTATGACAAAGTTTAATATGGATAACGCTCCAAGTAATGAGTTTTTTTTAGAATATATAGCACGTCCTCAGACTGCAGAAATATTTTTTGAAGAAGTATTAATGGCTTGTGTGTTTTATGGGATGCCAATATTGTGTGAAAACAATAAACCTCGATTACTCTATCATTTTAAAAATAGAGGTTATAGAGGGTTTAGTACAAATAGGCCTGACAAAACATTTAATAAATTATCCAAAACAGAAAAAGAATTAGGTGGTATACCAAATTCAAGTGAGGATGTAAAACAATCTCACGCTTCTGCAATAGAATCTTACATAGAAAAGCATGTAGGTTTAGATTTAGTTCAAAATTATAGAGATAGTGATGAGATGGGTGTAATGTATTTTCAAAGAACATTAGAGGATTGGGCAAAGTTTGATATTAACAATAGAACTAAGTTTGATGCTTCTATAAGTTCAGGGTTAGCAATCATGGCTAATCAAAAACACTTGTATACCCCAGCTAAAGAAAAATCGAAAATAAGCATTAACTTTGCAAGATATAATAATAAGAATTCAGTTAGTCAATTACTTAATAAATGAAAGACGTAAAGATACAAGTAAATGCCTCTGCATTTCCAGACCAATTTGTTTCAGATTCTGTTAAAGACACAATGGAGTTTGGACTACAGGTTGGGCAAGCAATACAATACGAATGGTTTAGGAGAGATAGTGGTTCTTGTAGGTTTTACTCACAATGGGGTGATTTTAACAGACTAAGACTTTATGCTCGTGGAGAACAATCAGTTTCTAAATATAAAAATGAATTAGCAGTAGATGGTGATTTATCTTATTTAAATTTAGATTGGACTCCAGTACCTATAATACCAAAATTTGTAGACATTGTAGTTAACGGAATGAACGATAGGCTTTTTAAAGTAAAAGCTGTTGCTCAAGATGCATTGTCAGCAGAAAAAAGAAATGAATATCAAGAAATGGTTGAAGGTGATATGCTTGCTAAACCATTACTTCAACAAATTGAATCTGATTTTGGTATTGATGCTTTTCAAACAAAAGAAGAAGATTTACCAGAAAATGATGCAGAGTTAGAGCTTTTCATGCAAATGAATTACAAGCCAGCTATTGAGATTGCAACAGAAGAAGCTATAGATACTTTATTTCAAGAGAGTCATTATAGTGACACTCGAAAGAGAGTTGATATGGATATTACTACTTTAGGTATTGGTATGGCAAAGCATCTTTTTATGCCAGGTGAAGGTGTTAAAGTTGAGTATGTTGATCCTGCAAATGTGGTTTATAGCTATACTGAAGATCCTTATTTTAAAGACACATTTTATTGGGGCGAAATAAAAACAGTTCCAATAACTGAATTAATAAAAATAGATCCTTCTTTAACTAACGAAGATTTAAAAGAAATTTCCAAGTACAGTCAATCTTGGTATGATTATTATAATTCACAGCAGTTTTATGAAAACAGTATGTTTCATAGAGATACAGCTACCCTATTATATTTTAATTATAAGACCACACACACTTTTGTTTACAAAAAGAAAAGTATGTCTGATGGTACATTTAAAACTGTTGAGAAGGATGATCAATTCAATCCTCCACAAGAAATGATGGATGAAGGAGGTTTTGAAAAAGTAACTAAAACTATTGACGTATGGTATGATGGTGTTATGGTTATGGGAACTAATATAATGCTCCAGTGGAAGCTTGGAGAAAATATGGTAAGACCAAAATCATCAAGTCAGTATGCAATGCCTAATTATGTTGCATGCGCTCCAAAAATGTACAAAGGTCAGTTAGAATCTTTAGTTAAAAGAATGATTCCTTTTGCTGATTTAATTCAGATTAGTCATTTAAAAATACAACAAGTAGTTTCAAGAGTAGTTCCAGACGGTGTTTTTATTGATGCCGATGGATTGAATGAAGTTGACTTAGGAACAGGAAACGCATATAATCCAGAAGATGCTTTAAGACTTTATTTCCAGACAGGTAGTGTTATTGGTAGAAGTTATACTCAAGATGGAGAATATAATAATGCACGAGTTCCAATTACTCAATTAACGGCTAATAGTGGCGCAAGCAAGATGCAAATGCTTATTGGCAACTACAATCATTACTTAGATATGATTAGGTCTGTGACAGGATTAAATGAAGCTCGTGATGGTTCAAGTCCAGACCCTAACTCTTTGGTTGGCGTTCAAAAATTAGCTGCATTGAATTCAAATGTAGCAACAAGACATATATTAAATGCAAGTTTATATATAACAAAAACTTTAGCTGAATGTTTATCAATAAGAACAGCAGATGTTTTAGAGTATGCTGATTTCAAAGATGAGTTTGCTATGCAAATTGGTAAATATAATTTATCAATATTAGAAGATATTAAAAGTTTGTATTTACATGACTTTGGAATATTTATAGAGCTGATGCCTGATGAAGAACAGAAGGCTATGTTAGAACAAAATATACAAATGGCTTTATCTAAAGAAAATATAAGTTTAGAAGACGCTATAGATATTAGAGAAATTTCTAATATAAAAATGGCTAATCAATTACTTAAAGTAAAAAGAAAAGCTAAACAAGATAGGGAGCAGCAGCAGCAAATGCAACAACAGCAAATGCAGGCACAAATGCAAATGCAAGCACAACAGGCTCAAGCTCAATTAGCAATGCAGACACAGCAGGCTGAAACACAATCTAAAATGGCTTTAAAAGAAGCAGAGGTTGGTTTTGATATACAAAAATTGCAAAGAGAAGCAGAATTAAAACAACAGTTAATGCAAGTAGAATTCCAAATGCAAATGCAGTTAAAAGGAATGGAAAGCGAAAATTTAAAGTCAAGAGAAAACGAAAGAGAAAAAGCAAAAGACAAAAGAATAAGTCAGCAGTCTACTCAAACGTCTAAAATGATAGAACAAAAAAAGAGAGACTTACCAGCAATAAACTTTGAATCTAACGAAGACAGTTTAGATGGTTTTGATTTAGCTGAATTTAACCCAAGATAAATATAAGTAATGATAGAAAAGTCAGCAGGCCCACAATTAAATCAAGTAAGAGATGATTTTAATAAAAGGGTAGGTAAAAAAAGTATGCTTGGTAGAACCAAAAAAGTACAATGGGAAGCAAGGAGGCGTTTCTCGAATATTTAAAATAGCTAAAAATTTAATTAAAATAAATATTAACTTTGTTAAAAATATAATCAAATGGAATTTAAAGTAAAAGCAGTAGACGCAAACGTTGAAGAAAAATCAAGGGCGCAAGTTGAAGAAGCATTATTAAAAGAACATGCAGAACAATTTGAAAACCAACAGGATAATTCTCAGCAAGCAGAAAAAGTAGACTTAAGTCAAAATGAAAATTCAACTACCGAAGAAACATCGGTTGATGAAACTAAAATCGAAGAAGCGTCCACGCCAGAGTTTGGCGATGATGATGTTCTTTCGTATATAAAGAAAAGATACAATAAGGATATAAATTCTATTGATGATTTGTTTGAGGAAAAAAAATCAAACGAGGAATTACCAGAAGATGTATCTGCGTATTTGAAGTACAAGCAGGAAACTGGTCGTGGAATTAATGACTTTTATAAATTACAAAAAGACATTGATGCGATGGATGACAATGCTGTACTTGCTAATTATTATGAATCTACTGAAGATGGTTTAGATTCTGATGATATTCAAGACATTATTAATGACAAGTTTTCATATGATGAAGACTTAGATGATGAGAAAGATATTAGAAAAATAAAATTAGCGAAAAAAAGAGAACTTTCTAAGGCAAAGAAATTTCTTAATGAACAGAAAGACAAATATAAAATTCCTCTTGAGTCAAGTGGGGGTGGGTTGTCAGAAGATCAGGAAGAAAGCATCGAAGCTTATAAAAAGTATATGGAGGAATCTAAAAGTATTGAAGATTTAAACAAAAAGAGGTACAGTTATTTCTTAGATAAAACCGAGTCGGTTTTTAACAACGAGTTCAAAGGTTTTGAATTTTCAGTTGGTGAAAAAAATATTTCTTTTAAACCAGGAGATGCACAAGAATTAAAAAATGTTCAGTCTGATGTTAATAATTTCATTAACAAATTTATGGACAAAGATGGTTTAATTGCTGATCCTGTTGGATATCATAAGGCCTTTTCGGTAGCTATGAATCCTGATAAATTTGCAAAGCACTTTTACGAACAGGGAGTTGCAGCAACCGTTGATAATGTTTCAAGGAAATCAAAAAACATTAACATGGATGTTAGACAACAATCTCAATCGGTTTCCAAAAATGGAATTACGATTAGACCTATGGGTGTAAGCAACGATAGTGGAAGAGGACTCAAAATTAAAAGTAGAAAAAATAATTAAAAAATTAAAAATTAAAAATTATGGCAGTAAATGTAACACCAGGATTTGACTTGCAGCCAAGTGCGCAGCAAACTCCTTTATCAACAAACTACATAACTAACTTTGATTTCTTGAACCAATATCTTCCAGATGTTCATGAAAAGGAATTTGAGCGTTATGGAAACAGATCAGTAGCATCATTCTTAAGAATGGTAGGTGCTGAAATGCCTTCTAATTCTGACCTTATTAAATGGGCAGAACAAGGAAGATTACACACTAAATATCAAGCTTGTACATCAGCTGCGGCTGTTGGAGCTGATGATGGTGTTTGGACTATTCCAAATAACATTACTAACTTCAATCCAGCTTTAGGTGGAACAGCAAGTCAAGCAGCTTTAAGAGCTGGGCAAACTGTAATGATCTCTGATAACACACCAGGTTCAACTTTACAAAACAAAGGTATTATATCTGTAGCTCCAACAGCTGCTAATCCAAACAAGGTAACTATTGCTTACTACGAAGGTGGTGGACAAACAATGGCTCTTGGAACTTCATGTGATATATTTGTATATGGTTCTGAATTTGCAAAAGGAGTAAACGGAATGCAAGGTTCTTTAGAATCTGATGATTTCTTTTTCCAAAACAAACCAATCATTATCAAAGACAAGTATTCTGTTTCTGGTTCTGACATGGCTCAAATTGGATGGGTAGAAGTAACAAGTGAAGGCGGAGCAAATGGATACTTATGGTATTTAAAATCTGAACACGATACAAGATTGCGTTTTGAAGATTACTTAGAAACAGCAATGATTGAAGCAGTACCAGCAGCAGCAGCATCTGGTGCAGGAGACTACTTACAAGGTACAGCAGCAGGAGCTTCTGTAGCAGGAGAGTCTGGATCTGAAGGAATTTTCTATGTAGTAGGAAACAGAGGTAACGTATTCGGTGGTGGAAACCCAACGACTTTAGCTCAATTTGACACTATAATTCAAAGACTTGATAAGCAAGGAGCTATTGAAGAAAATGTTATTTTCGTAGATAGAGATTTTTCTTTTGATATTGACGATATGTTAGCTGCTCAAAATGCAGGATATGCAGGTGGTACTTCATATGGTTTATTTGATAATGATAAAGATATGGCGTTAAACTTAGGGTTTACAGGATTCCGAAGAGGATATGACTTCTACAAGTCTGACTGGAAATACTTAAACGATCCTACAATGAGAGGTGGTATCAATGCAGGTAAAGTCAATGGACTTTTAGTACCAGCTGGATCTACAACTGTGTATGATCAAGTATTAGGTAAAAACGCTAAGAGACCATTCTTACACGTTAGATATAGAGCTTCAGAAACTGAAGACAGACGTTACAAGTCTTGGATCACTGGTTCAGCTGGTGGAGCAAGAACAAGTGACTTAGATGCTATGGAAGTAAATTTCTTGAGTGAGAGAGCTGTATGTACTTTAGGTGCAAACAACTTCTTCTTATTCCAAGATGCATAGTAGACAGTAGTAATATTTACCCTCGTTATAAAAACGGGGGTAATTATTTTTTTTAAATCAAATTAAATTATATTATAATGAAAGCAAAAAAAGAACAGTACAAAGCAAAGTCGTATAGACTAAAAGGAGACCAAGCGCCTCTATCATACATGTTATCTTCACGACATTCACAAAGATCACCCTTATTATATTTTGACGAAAAAACAGGAGTCAATGAACCATTACGTTATGCACGTAATCAAAAGTCACCTTTTGAAAACCAACAAGATGGAAATGCTATTTTAGAACCTATTGTGTTTGAAGATGGTATGTTGTCAGTTTCAAAAGAAAATCAAGTGTTGCAGAAATTTTTAGAACTACATCCAAGTAATGGGTATGTATTTGAAGAAATAAACAAAGAGCGTGATGCTGCTTCAGAATTAGAGCAAGTAGAGTTTGAATTAGAAGCTCAATTAGAAGCTAAAAAAGTAACTACAGATCTTTCTAAGTTAACACAAGTATGTAGAGTGTTAATGGGTAATGCTGTAGAAAATATGACAACAGCAGAGCTAAAAAGAGACATATTAGTTTATGCTAAAAATTATCCAGATGATTTTTTAGACACTATTAATGATCCAATGTTAGAGTTAATGGACGATGTTTATCAGTTTTTTAATTTATCGTTATTAACAATAAGAAACAATGGTAAAGATGTTTATTACAATTTATCTAATAATAAAAAGAAAATGCTTACTATTCCATTTGGGGAAGACCCTAATTTTATTGTAGCTTCATTTATGAGAAGTGACGATGGTTTAGAAGTATATAAGCTTTTAAAAAACAAAATAAAGTAACACAAGTACAACTAACTGGAAATTAGCTACCTCAAAAGGGTAGCTTTTTTTTTGCTATCTTTAAGCCTGACTGTTTTGATTGAATAATTAAAGAGAAGCTCTAAAAAAATAGGGCCTCTTTTTTTTTGCTATCTTTGTAAAAAGAATTAATTATGCCAATAAATGAAGTAAGAAATACCGTATTAGCAATAGCTAATAAAAATAATTACGGATACATATCTCCACAAGATTTTAATCTTTATGCTTCTCAAGCACAAATGGATATGTTTGAAGATTACTTTTATCAATACAACAATCAGTTAGTAAAAGAAAACCAAAGAACTTCAGGGACTGGATACGCAGATATAACAAAAGGTTTAGTGGAAGTTATTGATACTTTTTACGTAGACACTCCTTTATTAAACTCTGCAACAACGCAGTTGGGAGATATACAGACTAATTTATACACACTGCCTTCTGATTATTATTTAATTAATAAGATGATGGTATACACAAAAGAATTAGCTTCAGGGGTTACCACTTCGACCAACGGCGGTTCTATAGCGGTGAACGACACTTCTGCAGACTTTATTGCAGCAGGAGTATCGGTAGGAGATATAGTATCTACTATTACAGGAGGAGTGGTTTATAATACTGTAATTTCACAAGTAGTTAGTGCAACTAATCTTTTAGTTTTTGCAACAACAGGCGCACAAGTCTGGAATGCTGTAGGAAAAACATACAACATATATTCAGCTAATAATGTTATGGATGCTGAACGTGTTTCACAAGCTAAAATAACTATGCTAAATAATTCTATTTTAACAAAACCAACTTTAGGGTATCCTGCTTATACTCAGGATGCTTTAGTTGCTCAGGCTTTTCCTATTACAATAAATAAAATAGGACAGCTTACATCGCAGTATGTTAGATATCCATTTACACCAAACTGGACTTATGCTACATTATTGGCTGGTGAACCTTTGTTTGACCCAACCGCAGCAGATTATCAAGACTTTGAATTACCTTTATCGGATGAACCTGCATTGATTGCAAAAATATGTCAGTATGTAGGTATAGAAATAAGAGAGGCTGATGTTTATAATTTTGGTACTCAAGAATTACAACAAGAACAAATAACACAAGGATAGATGGCATATATAAACGACTACGCGTATTACACGAACTCAGGAGCAACTCCAACTAATTCAAACTGGGGATCATATCAGTATGTTTCATTAGCGGATATAGTTAACAACTTTATGTTAATGTATCAAGGTAATCATGAATTAATAAATAATATTGAAAGATATCAGATATTATTTCACGCCAAAAGAGGGATACAGGAATTAAATTATGATGCAATGAAGGAGATTAAAATTCTTCAATTAGACATCACACAACAATTAAGATTTGTATTACCACAAGATTATGTTAATTGGGTTAGAATATCTCAATTTAAAAATGGTGGTTTATATCCTTTATCAGAAAATATACAAACAAACTGGTCTTCTTCTTATTTACAAGATAATCAGTCTAATGTTTTGTTTGATCAAAATGGAAACGTTTTAAGACCACAAGATTCACAACTTGATTTATCTACTATTTTAAGAGGAAACAAAAGTATTTACTTAAATCAAAACAGTCAATACAATGGAGCTGAAGGATATAACTATGAAGGCGATTGGTATTTTGATTATCCTATAGGGTCACGATTTGGTTTAAATACTGAGACTGCAAATGCAAATCCTACATTCACTATTGACAAACAATCTGGTGTAATTAATTTTAGTAATATATCAGGAGCTGCATCGGTTGTTTTAGAGTATGTTTCTGACGGAATGAAGAATGGAGTAGATAGCGAAGTACAATTAAATAAGTTATTTGAAGAATATATATATGCTTATATTAGATATTCTATTTTAAATGGTAGATTAGGAGTTCAGGAGTATGTTGTTAATAGAGCGAGAAAAGACAAATCTTCTTTATTAAGAAATGCAAAAATACGATTAAGTAATATACATCCTGGAAGACTTTTAATGAATTTAAGAGGTCAAAATAAAATTATAAAATAATATGCCAATAGTTACAACAAATTTTATTGCAGGTAGAATGAATAAATCTGTGGATGAAAGACTTCTTCCGCCAGGTGAATACATTGACGCTATGAATGTTCGTTTAGGTTCTACTGAATCTACTGAAATAGGAGCTGTAGAGAACTCAAAAGGAAATGAGCAACTAACTACAATACAGTACAATGGAGTTCCTCTAAGCTCTTCTGCTGTCTGTATAGGAGCATATGAAGATGGTGTTAGAGAAAATATTTATTGGTTTATTCATGATGGTTCAAACACTCAAAATCCTAAAGGGGTAGTTGATTTAGTAGTTTCTTATAACACTACAAATGAGATAGTTAATTACCACGTAGTAACAGTAGATTTATTAAATTTTGATCCTAAATTTTTAATTACAGGTGTTGATTTAATTGAAGACCTTTTGTTTTGGACTGACGATAAAAATCCTCCAAGAACAATAAATATAAATAGGAGTTATCCAGAGCCTATTTCAAACGTAGATCAAATTGTAGAAGAAGATATATCAGTGGTTGTAAAACCACCTGGTTTTGAAAGTGCTGTAGGGACACATGTTCCATTACCAGCACCAACAATAAGTTTTTTAAATATTGCAGGAAATCAAAACTATATTGAAAACAGATTTTTATGTTTTGCTTATAGATATAGATATGATGATGGTCAATACAGTGCAACATCTTTATTTACCAATCCAGCATTTGTACCTAAGCCTTTTGCTTTTAGTACAAAAAATTATTGTAATGATGGGATGCTAAATCTTTACAATGGTGTAGAGATTAAATTTTCTACAGGAAGCTCAAGAGTAAAAGAAGTAGATTTATTATTTAAAGATACAAACTCTACTACTTTAAATGTAATTGAAAGATTTAAAAAAGAAGATTATGGTTGGTCAAATAATACAAATAAAAGCTACACATTTACTAATAACAAAATATATACAGTATTAGGTAATGATGAATTACTAAGACAGTATGACAATGTTCCAAGGTTAGCAAAAGCTCAAACCATACAGGGAAACAGATTAATGTATGGTAATTATGTAGACGGATACAATATAACAAGACCAGATGCAGATGGAAATAACATTGCTATTAACTATAATACAAGTTTGGTTAATACGCTTTTAGGTTTTTCTGAATTACCTTTTGGCTTACTAAATACTGGTGAAACATATACAATAGATCCTAATCCAGGACAGAGCGAAAACATAGAGAACTCTAAGGTTACAATAGACTTAACAGCAATAGCTGATAAATTAAATGCTAATTCTTTAATAGGACTAACATTTGATTTTCATAGTGACAAAAGAGTTTTTTTTCCGTCTAACACTACTGCAGCTACAGAAAATATTGATTTTGAAAATCAACCATTTACTCTTAATGTAAATATAACTTTAGATCAAGACTATGCAAGTCCGTATGATTTCTTTAACAGTCCTTTGTTTGCAGAACGTATTGGAACTATTCTTAATACAAACTTTCAACCTCTTGCTACAGCAGATCAAGGAAACTCATTGACAGATTTTTTTAATAATGAACTTTCTTCTCCAGCCATAGGAACATATCCTTTTGTTAAACACAATAGTAGTATTACAGACGCGACTAATCAGCAAGGTTTTACACTTTCTAATTTTGCTCCAGGATCAAATACGTGTGACATTCAAGTAATTGCTATGGCTTTTCAGAGTACGGATTTAACTAATCCCTCTACTCCAGTAATAACTACGCTATATGAATACTTTAGGTTTGTTAGCGTTCAAGGATCATTTAATACAGATTTAGATACAGGTAGCTTACATAGTGATCGTGACTTTGAAACAGGTATTGTTTATAGCGATGAGTATGGAAGATCATCTACAGTTTTAGTTTCTGAATATAACACTGTATATGTAGAACCTGGTAATAGTGTTACAGCAAATAGTATACAAGTAGCGGTATCGTCAAGAGCGCCTTATTGGGCAGAACGATATAAGTTTGTAGTGAAGCCAAGTAAAGGGGGTTATGAAACTATTTTTTCTAATTTTTATTATGTTAGACCAAGTGATAATATGGTATTTTTTAGGCTTGAAGGTGACAACGCAAATAAAGTTCAAAAAGGACAAACTCTTGTGGTTAAGGCTGATGTTAGTGGACCTTTAACAAGAGTAGAAAAATGTGAGATTTTAGAAATAAGTGCAGAGCCTACTAATTTTTTAAATGACGTAAATGAATATGGTGAAGACTCTTTTCAACTTAAAGGTCTTTACATGTTAATTAAAAATCAAAATTTTGACATTGTTATTCCAGATGATTCTATTATTGAGTTTGGAATGGAGAGAAAAAGGAGTGCTGTAAGAGGATGTACAAATGCCAGAAAAATTGGGTATAAATGTTTTACTACTGATCCTGATACAAATGTTACTACAAACTATGAAGTTCCAGGAGGTTCAGTTATTAAAATAAAAGTAAGAATGTTTCGTAATGATACATTTAATGGAAATAGCTGTGAAGAAAGAGAGTGGTTATGGGAGCAAGAATATGTTGCAAGTAGAGATTATATTGATATGAGAAGATGGTGGATTGGAGATAACATAAACCCAGCTCTTGGTTTGCCTGGAAATATTTCAGAAGAAACAGATATAATAAATGATACTACTTTAGCAACTCCATACTTTAGTGGTAATAGTGTTGCAAACAATATGTCGTGTACAACTTGGGCTGTAACATTTCAATGGATACAAAATAGTAGTCAAGGTATTAATGACCCACTGTACTTAGGTGTTTCGTCTGGAGTAAAAGGGTGTAATAGACCTTTTAATCCTGACAGAACTTCTGATTTAGAAGTTGAACTTATAGTTTTTAGAGCAAACACATTAATGGTATTTGAGACAGAACCAAATGATGCAAATGCTGAATTATATTATGACGCATCTCAGTCTTTTCCTATATCTCAGCCTGATGGATTTCATATGTCGGGAGTTAATTCAGATTTAGGAGACCAAAATCAAACTGCTTCACAAGACGCTGTAATAAATTTAAATTTTATAGATTGTTACACTTTTGGAAATGGTGTTGAAAGTTTTAAAATAAAAGATCAGTTAGCTGGAAGACCTTTTCAATTAGGTCAAAGAACATTAGCTGTATCTAATCAAGACTATAAAGAAGCTGATAGATTTGAAGGTATAACATACAGTGGAATCTTTAGTAGTAATAGTGGTGTTAACAACTTAAATGAATTTAATTTAGGTTTAGTAAACTTTAAAGATTGTGAAACATCTTTTGGTCCAATACAAAAAATGCATCCAAGAGAGACTGATATATTAGTTTTACAAGAAGATAGAATCACTTATGTTTTATCAAGTAAAAATTTAATAAGCGACAGTACAGGCGGAGGTGTTATAGCATCTATTCCTGAAATATTAGGAACTCAAATTGCACGTATTGAAGAATATGGTATTAGTTATAATCCAGAAAGTTTTGTTTCTCATGGTTATGATATGTTTTTTACTGATGTAAAAAGAAGTGCCGTAATAAAATTAAGAGGAACAAGCAGAAACAATGATTCTTTGGAAGTAATCTCTGATATGGGAATGAGATCGTGGTTTAGAGATGAGTTTCATAAATCAATACAAACTCAAAAATTAGGAGGATATGATCCTTACATGGATGAATATGTTTTAGGAATGAATTGTAATGAAGTTCCTTTGCCACCAGAAATTTTTCAATGTGGATATAAATTACAAAGAAATAATTTAGCTGTTGGGGCGTCTAATGCAATTGTTAGCGAGATAAGTTATGGTTCATTAATTGGCACAGCAGGATTTAGTTATAACGTTACTGCTGGTTCAATAATTATTTCTGTATTATGGAATGGAACAACAACAACAAGTTCAACACTAACAGGTTCTGGAACATTTACATTTGACAAAACTTTAAACAGTCCTGCTAATGCAGAAGTAACAATTACAGCTGTATCAACAGCATCATTTGTTGTAACAGCTAACTGTGTTGAATCAGAGTCTATAACGGTAGTAAAAGTAGTTATGAACTCTCCAAATGAAAGTGGAGAATTTATTCATGCTGAATACTTTTGGGAGGACAGTATAAATATTAGTCCAGTAGATTCAGATTTAGCAGAGTTTGGCAATAATAATTTAACAGCATCATACTATGACAGTCAAGTTGGGGTAAGATCATTGGGAGTTTTTCCATATGATGGTATAGATTTAACTATTAGATCTAATAAGATTAATTTTGATACATATGACTGGAACTATCCTAACGATAATTTTAAATATTTATCAAGCAATACTTTATACTCTAATAATCAAGCTGATATAGCTTCGTTGTTAGCAGCTGCAACTACAGTGCCAGACAGTTCGGTAACCAATCCATCTGCAGGTCTGTATGAAACAACTATTAGTAGTTTGTCATTACCTACTGCAAATCAATATTTGTATTTAATATATGATTACAGATTAGTTAGCTGTCAAGAGTTTTGTTATGACGCAAGTTCAGCGGCATCAGCATGCTGTGAATGTGCATTTACATACACTGCTTATCCAAGTAGTACTGTATTTACCGTAGAAGCAAACGTTTGTAATCAACCTTTAAATGCTACATACTATCATTCAGGTAGCGGAACTTTGCCAGCATATGGAGATTTTGTATATTATGCATCAGATGGTGCAGTTGGTAGTAATTTAGGAGTAGGACTATATAAGGTAAGCGCAACAGATTATATAACAGTAAATCAATTTGGCTTAGTTACTGCGGTAACTACATGCCCATAAATAAAATAATAAATGGCAGCATTAGGAACATATTGTTTTGATGGATTAAATTTTTCGCAAGCTACGGCTTTGTATACAGATTCAACATTAACAACCCTATCTCCTGACGGATGGTATTCTCAGGGAAATATTATAAGACAACAATTAAATGGTGTGCTGTTAAATGCACAACCTTGTGGAGAATGCTTAGTTCCTTGTGGATCAGGTATCAATGCTTCTTTTAGTAGCAATGGATTCTTTAGTGCAGATGTTGACTTAGCAAGTGATACTGGAGCAGTAGTTTTATATTTTTATATGGGTTCTTCTATACCTGATGGTGTTTTAGCTACATATAACTCTAATACATACAACAGACTTACTTGTCACGGAAACCACAATACTGATACTATCGTTGATGGAGCTAATAATCAAGTTGATTATGCAGGTGTATTTAATCAAGGTACTGGAAGAATTACTTATGTTGGAAATAGTAATCCATCATTATTAAGTGATTCACCTTATAATAATACGCCATCTGGTTCTTGTACATCAGGTGATAAGCCTCAAAATTATACATATACTGGATCCGCGTATGTTGCTCAAGGTACTTTTGAAACAGTAACTGTAGCTTCAAACGAAATTGGAGTTAATCCAGGAACAGCAAGTAAAGTTTTTACAATGGTTGTTCCTAAAACTTCAGCAGCAGTAACTTCAATAAACCTTTTAATTGCTGCGCCTATGTGTGGTACATTTTTTAAATGGGAAGTAGATTGCCCAGTGGCTTTACCAAGTTTTTATGGGTCAGCGTCTCAAAGCACAACAGCTTGTGCAACATCAACGACAACATACTATTTTGCAAGAAACGCTGTAGGAACGTCTAATGCGTTTGCGGTAGACACAAATATAATTCCAAACGTGGGTAACTGGGTTTTTACAGATTCAGACGGATCTACATATTTAAATGACACATCTCTTTTACTTTATTATATAGTAGGTGGAACTACTGCAATAGGTGTACGAAATGGAGTTGTTGTATCATCAGTGGCTTGTTCAGGAGGTTCTACTGGTTCTAATATAGTTATTGAAGGTTGTGAAACAGGAAATATAGAAAATGCAGTAAACACATACAACAACGTTCTTGGAGACGTTATAGAAATTCAGACTGGTACTCCAGGAGCAGGAGCAGTGTATTGTGGTACTGTCATTTCAGTAAATCAACCAGGACCTGCAACCTCAACTGTTTTAAACGGACAGGCAAGACCAGGATGTAACGATACAATACATTGTTTCCAATAATAAAAATATATATTATATGAGTTTAAATTGCGAGTCATACACATTATCATACAGCGAAACATCTAAAGGGTGGCCATCGTTTTATTCATTTAATCCTGACTTTATGATAGGGATGAATAGTTATTTTTATAGTTTTAAAGGAGGGAATATATGGAGACATAACACTGGAGCTAACCGTAATACTTATTATGGTCAATTTAGTAGAGCTACTATAAGGAGTGTTTTTAATCCTGAGCCAACACTAAGTATAAAATTATTTAAAACATTATCATATGAAGCCACTACAACTGTGGATGATACTAATCAAGCAAGATGGGAATGTACATCGTTGTTTACTGATTTAACAGATGGTAACCCAGGATCTATGTTGGACACTTATTTTGAAGAGAAAGAAGGAGAGTGGTTTAGCTATCTTAGAACAAATTCTGGAACAGTAAACTGGAAGCAAAGATCTGCTAATGGTGTAGGTGTATGTACTAATGTAAGCGGACCAAACACTGCTGTTGTAGTTACATTTTCAACTTCTATTGGATCAATTTTAAATATTGGAGATAATGTTTATGCCGCTACCTTAACGGCTGGAGTTGCAACAACACAGCCTATTTTAGCAGGAGTAGTTACTGGTAAAACATCTACAACCATAACAATAGATAGTTCGTCAGCATCTGCTACAACGCCAACAATTGGACAGTTTATAATGTTTATAAAAAATGCTGTAGCAGAGTCTCATGGGGCAAGAGGATATTATTTAGAATTTAAGCTTGAGAATGACTCAACAGACCCAGTAGAACTGTTTTCTGTAGGTAGTAGCGTCATGAAAAGTTATCCATAGAAATTTGCTATCTTTGTTATTAAATTATATTTAATGGAATTTAATATACGAAGGCTTGAAGAAAAGGATTGGGACACATTAGTGTCTTGGTGGGATGAGTGGCCAGATTGGCAAAATCCTCCAAAAGATTTTTTACCAGACAATGGCACAGGCGGTTTGATGGTAGAGAAAGATAGCATTCCTATTGTTGCAGGATTTATGTATTTTACAAACTCTAAGGGGGTTTTATTAGAGTGGATTGTTTCTAATCCTTCTTATAGAGATGACGACAGGCAAGATGCTATTGAGTTTTTAATTTTAACATGTGAAGAATACATAAAGGCTAATGGTAAAAAATATATATTCAGCATTGGTAGAAATAAACATTTAATGGATACTCACAGAAAATTAGGGTATAACGTAGATACAAAAGTGTCTCATGAAATAATAAAAAAAATATAGTATGGCAGCAGCAACAGCAATAGCAGCAACAGGGGTTTTAATTAGTGCCACTTCAGCTGGTATGAGTTTTTCCCAAGCGGCAAAAGCAAGAAAACAAGGAGAAAAAGCAACTGAAGCAAGCAAGAAGTTAATGAAAGAAGCAGAGCGTAAAGCTGAGGTGGAATTTATGCAAAAACTAAACGTACCTTTAGATGCTTATGGAAGAGAAGAGCGTCAAATTATACAAGGTCAACAACAAACCATACAAGCACTTCAAGAAGGTGATAATCGCAATTTAGCAGCTGGTGTAGGGATTGTTGGTGCTGGTGCTACCGAGGCAGCTGAAGGGTCACGAATTGCTTTTGGTAAAGAGTTATTCGATTTACAAAAAACGCAAGTTCAAGAACAGTCTGATATTAATCAAGACTTAAAAGATATGAGTGTTGGTGCAGCAGCAGATCAACAACAAATCTCAAGAGATTCTGAAGAAGCTTCAGCAGCAGCAATGCAGCAAGGCGTTGCGTCAGTTGGGCAAGCAGTGCAAGGTGCTGCAGGAGTAATACCTTTATTTCCTAAAGGTGCAGCAGACAGACAGGCTAATAAAATGGCAGATGGTTTAGATCAGTCTTTATTAAAAACAACAACTGTAAACCAACCAGGGACAACAGCAGAAGGGATGAAAACTTATGCAGATCTTTCAGATCCAAATAGTAAAAATTACGACATGAACAAAGCAGCGTTATTCGCTCCAACTGTAACTCAACCTTTAGGAAGAAATCAAGTAATAGCAAGATTACAAGATGGAAGATTTTCACCTGAGCAATTAAAAGGGTATAGAAAAACTGGCGTATATGATCAAGCTTTTTATGACATTTTAAACAGATAAAAGATATGGCGGAAGATACATCAAGACCTTCAGGGGCAAATAAATATTCTATATATGCTCAAAGAAGTGTAGATAGCACTCAAATGGACTGGAACGCAGCGTCTAAAGAATTAGTGACTGGGCTGCAAACCATACAGGCCGACAGAAATGCTCGTAAAGCTGCGATTGAAGAATCTACTCAGAATGCTATAGAGCAGTTAAGCAAAGTTCCAGAAACTGGAACTCAAGACGCTGCATCTTTACTGATAAACGGTTCAAGTATGTCTGTAAAAGGTATACAAGAACAAAACAATTTATTAAAGCGTGGTTTAATTAGCCCTTCAGATTATAAGCTGTATATGCAGCAACAAAAAAATGGTTATTCAAGTTTAAGTACGGCTGTAAAAGGTTGGGATGACTGGGCTGTTCAAGCAAAAGACAGATTACAAGCTGCAAAAGATGGCGGTGCAACAGCTTCAGAGTTAGAAATATTTTCAAATTTATCCGTTGAAGCTTTAGGTAATTTGAGAAATAAAAAACTATGGTCTAACCCTACTAACGGTAAAATGCAGTTAGTAACAATGGGTAAGAATACAAAAACTGGTTTATATGATGTAATGCCTGATTACGAAAAAAGAAAACAAGACTATCAAAATCCTAACCAGATAATGAATTTCATGAAGTTTGAACAGGATAGAATTGATGTTGATGATATGGCAACTGCTCAAACTGCTCAAATAGCAGACATTATACAAATAACTCTGGAAGGAGATGAGTATAAAAGACTGACAGGTGGTGGAAGACAGTTAAGCACAGAAGACTTTAGAAACCTTGGAGACTTTGGTACAGATGAAAATGGTAATGCAATAACATATGACATGTGGAAGTCTTCACAGTTAGATGCTATGATTGGAGCGCCTGGAGATAAAAATAACATGAATGCGGCACAGGTTTTAACAAACTCTGGAAGATTTTTCTTTGCAGAAACAGAAAGTCAATTTGAGGAGAAACATCCAGGGATAGATAAAAAATATATGATTAAAGTGGATATGAGTTCAGGACAACCAGTTCCTGAAATGACTGATTCTCAGTACAAAGATGCTCGTAGACTTGCTGACATTGCAGTTGAATCACAAGTAAGTCATATAGAAAAAGTTGCAGAAGCAGCTAAATCAGCACAAGCACCACCACAACCAAATAGCACTACAGTTGCAAAAAACAAACTGGATAGATCAATGGTTGGGTATATGGATGATGCAAATGCTATTGCGTCTGATGACGAATCAATATTTGAGGCTACAGCACAAGATCGTATAGTAGCTTTAAATAAAGAAATGCAAAATTCTGGTGGTGATCCGAATAAAATGATTGATAGCATAACTCGTGATGACACATCTATTAAATTTACTTTAGCCGACGGAACAGTAGAAACAATACCAAGACTTGATGATAACGGTGTTCCAAGAAACGCTGAAGAGGTTGTTAGAGAGGTTTATAGATTGATTACACCTCAAACATCTGAATATCAAAACTCATATAAAGACGCTGCAATATTATATAAAAAAGAGCCAGGCGGAGGTTTTAGAGCAACAGATAGAGATATGACTGATATTGAGTTAATTGCAGCAGCTAAAGAAAAAAGAGCTGTGGCTAAATTGGATGCTGATGGAATTCCAAAAGAAATAGCTGAAACTAATGACCAAGGTGTTGCAACTGGTAAAATGATTCAAAATCCAGCATACGAACCAGCTCTTTCACAAGCGATTCTTAATGACACAGATAATATTACTGCTGATGAAAAAAAGGCTGTAAAGAAAAGAATATTAAAGAATATAACTGGAGAGAAATACAGAGCTTTAGCTCCTCTTCCAGCTCTAAAACAAAACACTGCTATAATTGGCGCTAAAATGGTAGACGGTGATGCAGTGGGAGCTACTGGTACAGAGCTTATCGAAGAAAAAGTAGGTGATAAATTATCAGGACTTAATGCTGGTTCTATTGGTGACGATCCAGTAGAAGTTAATGATGTTTTAAGTCAGGTTATGAATGATTACCTTCCAGACGAAATAAAGGGTGGTGCTAAAGTTATGTTTAAAAAAGACAGAATTGATGATAGTAAATGGGTTATTGAAGTTTCTTATTTTGATAGAGCTGGAGTACAGCAATCACTTCCTCCAATATATCCAGAGGTAGGAGCTATGCTGAATACGAAAGGAGCAACACCTTCTCAGTTAAACGAAATGATGCATAAAGCAGCACAAGAAGTTTTAAACGAAGAAAACGCAAGACTTACAACAAGAAATCAAAGAGGTACAGGTAAAAACCGAAAAAAGTTTAATTAATGGATAAGTTTACAGAGTTATACAATTACTTGAAGGAAGAAGGATTAACAGATTTATCTGCTGAAGAATTTAAAGCTGAGTATGCAGCAGGTACTGCTAAAAACACAGAGTTATATTCTTATTTAAAATCTGAAAAATTAACAGATTTAGATGCTGAAAAATTTAATATAGAGTATTTTCCTGGTGTTGAAAAAAAAAATCCAAACGACATTTCTCCTTCAAACACTCCAGAGGTTATTACGGACTCTACTACCGAAACTCCAGAGGTCGTGGATACTTCTTTGGATACCTCCACACTTGAAAAACCTTTAGATGAAAATACTGTAGTAGATGTACAGGAAGAAGACACTACAGTTACTGAGTTCCCTGCATACGATCCGCGTGAGCAGGGTAAGGAAATAAATGCAAATCCAATTACATATAATTCCAGCGACTCTCAATTTGACAAATCATTAGCTTTTGTAACTAAAGATTTAATAGACAGAGAAGAAAGTGAAGTAGTCAACAGAATGAAATATCATTTTGAAGATTATGGTTTTGACTTTGAACAAGGCGGTGGATTTATGAGTGGATTAGATGGTATGAAAGTTACGTCTAAAGATGATCCAACTAAAAGCATAAACATTAATCTTGATCCTGTTTTTGGAGATTTTTTTGGTGGTGAATCAGGACCTGCAAAAGAACTTAGAAAGTTTTTAAAAGAAAACAGAAGAACTGACCAGAGAATGGAAAGTCTGGATGCTTCTTATGATAAAAACAGAAAAAAATATTTTAGTGCTGAAGCAACTAAAGAAGACATTCAAGCTGTAAGAAATTCAGCAAAGAATCTAAATTCTAATTATAAAGTTTATCAGGACAGAAAAGCTATTCATGAAGCAGAAATAGACGCTTTATTAGGACAACCTAAAGAAATACAAAATACTCCTGAGTGGGAGTTAAAATATCAGCAAACTTTATTAGCAGGAAAAAGATTAAAACAATTTAAGAATCAATTAACAACAAATTATAATAGTTATAAAAAATTTGAAGGTCAAATAAACTCATCTGTTGGTAATTACATTGACATGAAAGAAGCGGACGATAGTACGTTTTTTGGTGGTTTAGTAAATGATATTGTTGGGCCTGGTGTCAGTGATGTTCTTGCAGCTGTTTGGGGTGCTGGTGTTGATGGGTTTTATAAAGCGGCGCAGTTTATTTACGAAGATTTTGGGATGAATGCTGAGGAAAAAAAAGATCGTTACATTGATATTGCAAGAGATCTTGGGTATCCAGTTCCTGAAAATATAGAAGACGATGCTGTTTATACAAAGTGGTTAGAAAACTTGCAGGATCAAGGGTTTGATGATGATAAAGCAGAAGGTGAATTTTCAATTAGTACGTTTTCTAAAGAAACAATGGAACGACTTGAAGCTGATGGTTTTGATTTAAGTAAACCAACTGTAAATGGACAATACTTCAATAAAAATCAGTCAGGATTAAATAGATTTTTAAATGGACAATACATTGACCTTCCTGACTATGCTTATGATAAAACAAAAGGTGAAAGACTAAAACGATTAGTATTAGATCAAGAGGTAAAAGAAAATAAAAATCCACAAAAAGATTTTATAAAAAAATACTGGAACGAAATTGTTTCAGCTGATGACATTTCAGATGAAAAATACGCAAAACAATCTAATAGTAACATTGTTTACACTGGACTTTCTGGTCTTGCTAAATCACTTCCATCTGTATTAACTTCTTTTGCGTCCAGAGGAAAAATAGCTCCAGCTGTTGGATTAGGAGCAGCAAAAAGAAATTTAATTGCAAAAGGATTAGGCTTAACAACAAGAGGTGGCATTGCTCAAACAGTTTCATTTGCTATGCTCCAAGCTGAAGCAATGAATGTTGAAATGAACAATGACCCTGATTTTAAGTATGTTACTGAATCAGAAAGAAAGAACATTGTTATACCTACTGCTATCACAGTTGGTATATTAGAGCGTTATGGTTTTAGAAATATAGCAGGTAACAAAGCTATAATGACTGGTTTAATGAACAAGGTAACTAATATGTTACCTAAAAACGCAACTGCAGCAATGTTTAAAAACCAAATGAACAAACTTGTTCAAAGTAATATTGCAAAAGGAATTTTTTCAAACACAGCTGTAAAAACTGCTGCGACTTTTACTGGTCGAGTTACTAAAGCTGCTTTAGCAGAAGCAGAAACAGGTGGTCTTCAGCAAATAGCTGAAATGGGATACAAGGATGTATGGAATAACATGAATAATAAAGACATGTTTGATCAACCTGAATTATGGACTAAAGAATTTTGGGGAACAGTTGGACATGCTGCAGCTGCTGAGGCTGTTGGTGGTTTTGTAATGGGTGTTCCAGGAGCAGTAATTGCAGCGGCTAAAAACAAGACTTCCGATTTACTATCTGATGATCTTGTTGAAATGTTTGACATGATAAGAAATGATGAAATAACTGTAGAAGCTTATCAAACACAGTTAGACTTAGGCGTTTCTAATGGTAAGATAACATCAGAGCAAGCATCAAAACAGATGTTAGATTTTCAAACATTAAGTGGAGCTGCTAACACTCTTCCAAGTGACTTAGATGTTAACTCAAGAAAAAAAGGATTAGTTTTAATTTTTGAGCAGCAACAATTAGAAGCTGAAATGGAAAAAATGAATAAGAATTTAAATTCTTATAAAACCAGAGAAGCCAGAGTTGAACAAATAAAAACCGAAATTGGACAGCTTGGGACTAATCAAGCTCAAGCAAATACTAATTTAAAAAATGAGACTGAAGGAATTCAAGAATCTGTTTTAGTAACAGAAGAAGATGCCACAAAATCTTTACAAGATAAGGGGGTGCAAAACCCTACAGTTGAACAAATTAAAACCGAACAAGATGCCCTACAAAAGCAAAGCACAACGAGCCTGGATGCACAAGAATCTTCCAGAAGTGGCGAAACGGTGGGACAAAGCGTACCCAACATCCAGTCTACCCAACAGAGCAAAAGCGAAACCGAAACTCAAAACAGGGAGAAGACCCAAGAGGAAGTAAGTCAAGAAGAGCAAAATGATATAGACGATTTCTTTGGTGATGAAGTTTTAGATGACGTTGAAACCTCTTCAGATAATTTATCTATAAATAGAAAACAAGTAGAGGGAGATACAGAAATAGAGAACACAACTTTAGCATCAGCTGTAGTAAATAAAGCTAAAAAAGCTGCACGTGCAATTGCAAAAATAGCACCTGAAGTAAAAATAGTTTTACACGACACACAAGCAGAATACGAAAAGTATGCAACAAAAGGTAGTCGTGGGTATTACAATCCAAACAGTAAAGTTATACATATTAACTTAACTAAAGCTAAAGGAAATACAGTGGCACACGAAGTTTTTCATGCGGTGTTTTTAGATAAAATATCAGGTGGAGATGTTCAAGCTCAACAAGCAGCTTTAAAATTAATAACTTCTGTAAGAAAAACCTTACCAGCTGAATCTTTATTAGCTAAAAGAATAGATAATTTTGCTAAAAATTATGATGAAAATATTAAAAATGAAGAGAAGTTAGCAGAATTATTCTCTTTGATGGCCACTGAATATAAAACATTAAAGAAGCCAGGGAAGAACAAAGTTATAGAATTTATAAGATCAATGGCGGCTAAGTTAGGCGTTACAATACCTGGTGGTTTTGGAAAAACAGACGAGTCAGTTATAGATTTTATGAACGCATTTTCTAAAAAAGTTAGAACTGGTACGGAAATAACAGAAGGTGATGTAGATGTTTTAAATAAAATAGATGAAGAGTTAGATGTAGAGCAAGAACAGGGTGAATCTGGGCAAGTTGGTACTTTTACTTTTAAAGGTAGAGAATCAAAAGCTCCAGACATTAATACAGATACCAGGTCTTATGCAAAAAACATTATTCAAAAAGATTTACAAGATTATAATGGGCAAAACTTTGTGACTAACATGTATGATTTTACTAATGCTGGACCAACTGACATTGGAGCTGGTATTGTATTAGACTTGTATGGAGGTAAAAATTATGTTGCTGATATGATGGAAAAAACAGGAACTAAATTAGGAGAGGTTTCTAATGTTGCTGCTTTTAACACTAAAGGTCAAGCTGAAGGATTTATTAAAAACGCTATAGATGGAAATGCAAATTTATTTGCTCCACACGTAGGAACTAAAGAAGGTTCTTGGCAGTTTCAACAAAATATATTTGAGCAGTTAACTGAAAAATTATTAGATAATAATATACTAACTAATCAAGAGTTAATTGAAAGTTTTAATGATGGTTTAAAAAGTAAAAATGGTCAAAGTGCATTAAATATATTTAATAAAAAATATAAAAAAAACCTAACTAATTTAAATGAATTTAAAGATAATCCTAAAAGATTAGTAGAGCTTTTAGATATTGATAATAATTATTCGCCAGATTTAAGAAAAATATTAAACGATAAAATAGCTTCAAACAAAAAAGTTCAAGCTGCTTTAGGTATTAAAAATAAAATTCAATTTGCTGAGTTATTAGAAGACCCTATGAATGTAGGAAGTCAAAAATTTGATATCATAGGTCTTGTTGAATTTGATAATACTACTTTTAAAACTCCTTCAAGACCAAAGAAAGGAGATGCTGATTATCATCCTTCTTTTGCATGGACTGTAAAAGCCAAAATAAAAGCTATTGTTCAACCTACAAATTTTTATCAAAGCACTGAGGTTACCGATTCTTATACAAAATTTAACAAGTCAGGAGCAGTAGTTTCTACAAGAGAAAATACTAAAGACTTTAAGTCGTCTAATGTATCCAGTAGTGCAGGTTCAGGGCCTAAAGTAGCCACTGTAAAATCTGAAATAAGACAAGGTAGAGAGCAATCTACTGAACAGCAAGTAAAAGATCAAACTGGAATGCCAGCAAGTGGGTTCTATAGCGCTCAAGCTATGGTGTCAGACATCCAACGTCAGTTTAATAGAATTGGTCCAGGATATGTAGCTAAAAGAGCTAAACAAGGAGCTTATGGGGGCGGAGGCGGAGTGTTTGTTGTTGGTCCTAATAAACGTATTGTAAAAAATCCTACACGAAAAGGACGTCAGCAGGCAATGGATAATGAAAACGATTTGCTTAGAATTATAATAGCTGGCCGAGAAGAAGGAGGTTTTGAAGATGCAGCTATAAAAGATTATTTAAAGAGAAGAAAAAGAAAGGTTGATGGTAAAACAGCAAGTGCTTATAGTGCAAAAGAAATTAATGCTGCATTCAAAGTTTTAGAAAGCGAAGCTTTTGATTCTTACATGTTTAGAGAATACCCTACAAGTTTTAATGACATAAAAGGTGGTTTTCTGGCTGGTCTTAAATTAATGAAAGATGTTGATACTTACTATAAAAAATTAGTTGAAAAGAATAATTTAATTAAAGACAGAGTTGCAAAAAACAGAAAGACAAAACAAGTTCCTTTAACTGACGAACAAATTAATTTGAAAGTTTTAGATTACTTTATGTCGCTTCCAGGATACAAAAGCGTAGGGGTAAAAGGCAAAAGACAGACATCCCAGCAGCTTGCTATGGAACGTGATATGTTAAACATACTGCTTCCTGATCCATTAAAGGCTAATCCTAAACGTATTGCAGCAATAAACAGAAGAATAAAAAACATAAAGTTCACTGAAAGAAACCTTAAAGGTGTTCAGAGAGCTTTAAGAAATTACATAAGAACAGTACTACCAAGGGATTTATATACTAAAAAAGAAATAACTGATTTAATTGATAAAGTGAATAGAGTAAACGCTACAAACTTTGAATCAGTTAAAGATGAGGTTTTTAAAATAGTTACTACAAAAACAAACAAAAGACTTGAGAGTGTTTTATTTAAGATGCTTGATAAAGCTTATACCACTATTCAAAGCGGTAGATTTAAAGGTGTTAAAATTGATAATGAAACTCGTAAAAAGTTAAATCGTATCAATAAATTAGTAGTGAACCCTAAGTCAACTGGCGATCAAATAATGGAAGCTAATGAAAAACTTTTGAAGTTATATAACCAAGTTTCTACAGAAGAGATAGTAGACGAAAAAGATAAAAAAAGTCGTAAGACTAAATCTACATTTAGTAAAAGTGATTTGCAGCAGATGGCTGAAATTACATTAGCTATGCAGATAAACACATCTTTTACTCAAGACATGAATGACTCTAATAAAACTACTCAGTTAAGCTCAGTAATCAATAGCTTAAAACAAATAGAAGAGTCTGGGAAAGCTAATTTTGAGTACGAATTACTACAAGACGCTATACAATACAGAGAGAATGAGAGAGCTGTATACAAGGATATGACAGGTATAGATATTGATGCAAAACAATCACTTATTGACCAAGGTATACCTGAGAATGAAATTACTGAGTTTATGGTAAACGAAGAGTTTCAAAAAATTAAAAAAGATGTTTCACTTGATGCTAAAGAATCAGGTGGCTTAAAAGTAGAGGGTGTTATAAAAAGATTCAAAGGTTCACTAAATAGTTTAGCTACTAAAATTGAGCAAGGGTTATTTGGAAGTGCAGAAGATATGACAGGTTTGATAGACAGAATATCTACACAACCAGGAGAAATATTTGAAGGAGCAACTCAAGAACTTACACAGAAAAAAATACGTTCTTCTTCAAGAGTTTATAAGTCAAGAATGATTGGACAGCAATTAAGTCTTTCTAATAAAATGACAGAATTATTTGGCAACAAATGGGTTAACATAAACAGAAAAAACTCTCAGATGACTGAATCTATTGTTCGTAGTAAGGTCAAAGATGATTTACTTCAAGGACAATTAAAAGAAGCTCAAGAAAATAAAACTTTAAAGAAAGGAGAACGAACAGCTTTAATTAATTCAATACAAAAGGAGATTGATCAAAACACAGTAAACCTAAGTCAAAACCAATTGCTTTATTATTATTCACAGATGCAAGATCCTTCTTTAGAAGGGAGCATGATAAACACTTTTAATCCTACAAGAAAGGGAAATATAGTGTTTGACAATGAATTTAAGAGTAGAATAGAGCAAGAGATATCAGATAAATTAGATGAAAGATTAAAAGACTTATCTGAGTGGATGATAAAAGATTATTACCCATCTTCTTATGACCACTACAACAATACTTACAAGAAAATTTACAGGACTGATATGCCTTGGAATCAAAACTATGCTGGTCGTGTGTATCGCCAAAACGAAAACGACATGGAAGCCTTAGATTTATTAGCCGACAGTCAATCATGGATTACAAACGTTGGCTCTGCCAGTACTAAAGTAAGAGTTCAAAATACTAATCCAATAGAAAAAGTAGATGGTGTAGACGCATTACTTAATTACACCAAAGACATGGAGTATTTTGCTGCATATGGTGTTGCTATAAGAGATATAAATAAAATATTTTCATCACCAATGATAAAAGAAACCATTAAAGAAAAATTTGGTTCTACTATTTACACATACATTGATGATTCTATTAAAAAAATAGCAAACAAGGGAATACAATCACAAAGACAAATACAAGTAATAAATACCTTTAATAATACATTTTTATTATCTCGTTTAGGTTTAAACCCAACACTTATACTAAAACAAATGACATCTTTCATCACGTATGGAAATGACATTGGTTATATAAATTGGGTTAAAAATGCTGCCATGAGTACGACTCAAGCAAAAAAATTAGTAAACGAAGTTTTAGACAACTCAATTGTTCTACAGGACAGGTACGGACAAACAATTAAAAGAGCTGTAGAGACATATGCTGATGAAAAGTTTGAAAAAATGAATGGTGGTCTTTTAGAGCGTTTTGGATTAACAAACGCAAAGCAAGACAAGATTAGTAAAATTTTAATGTGGACCACAATGACAGGGGATAAAGGTGCTATACTTGTTGGTGGTGTTCCAAATTACTTATACTATAAAAATGAATTTAAAAAGAAAAACCCTGAAGCTTCAGAACAAGAGGTTATTGATCATGCAATAAAAAAGTTTGAAGCTGACACATTAAGAACTCAACAGTCATCTGATTTACAAGATAAAGATTACTTTCAAACTAAAGGGGCGCTTATAAGAGCCTTTAATATGTTCTTGACAACTCCAAAACAATATTTCCGTAGAGAAATTATTGCAGCAAGAAACATGTATAGAATTGTTAAAAGTGGCGGTAAGCAGGGTAAAGGTGTTATAAAAGATAATGGAGAATTAAATTACTGGAAAAGTTTAGGTAAATCTGCAAGAAGTTTAGCAGTGTATCATGTGGTGATGCCAGTGGTTTTTCAGTGGGTGTCTGCTGGATTGCCAGGTCTTTTAAGAGGGATGAATGATGAGGATAAAAAAGATTTAGGAATAGCCGCTCTTTTAGGTAACTTAAATGCTTTGTTTATTATAGGAAAAGTAGCCGAGACCCTTAAAGATGTTGCGTTAGGTAAGCCTTGGGCAAAAACTCCATCAACAATTCCAATTTTAGGGCAAACATCACAGTTGGCAGATTTATACATGCGTGCGCAAAAAGCAAAAGGTGTAAAAAAAGAAGAAGCTATGAATAAATTCATGGCAGAAGCAATTGCCCTTACAGGTATACCAGCACCACAATTAAGAAAGTTTATGAAAAACTTTTCTGAAATTGGTGACTCAAAATCTATGGGTGAGTTTATATTAAAACTTTTTAATTTTTCTGAATATCAGCAAAGAGGAGGTAAGAAAGGTAAGGGTCTTAAATTAACAAAAGCTGAACTAAAAAGATATTTTCCAGAACTATATCCAGACGTTCAAGAGGACGGACCATTGGAGGATTTTCTTAAATTACAAAAAGAAGCTAAAGCAGAACAAAAACGTTTAAGAAAAGAGCTTCTTGATCAAATGTATAAGTAAAATGTATGGCGTTTAACGAACACCTTTGTATGCTGCAAAGCTATAGAATTTTAACTGGCAAAGACTCTTTTAGCACGTTGCTGGAAGAGTTTGATGAAGTTGAATTAGTGTTCGACCCTACACGAGCTGTGGTTGTAATGGATGATGATGTGTATGATTTAGTTAGATATTATTTTGAGTCCAAGGAAGACTATGAGAAGTGTGCTGAAATACATTGGGCTAAGTGTAAAGCTAAAAATTCTTAGAGAAATTTCTACGCTCCGCTTCCAGTTTATAATATAAAAACGCTTGGAATCCATTTACGTGAGAATCTGTTGGGAAAAAATATTTCCAGCCTTTTGACCTTCCTTTATTTATGTAGTAGAAAAATGCAACAGCTACTTTACCTCCTGTTTTTGAAAAATTTACACATGCGCTATGGTCTGAGGTTGGTATAATTTCTTCTACTGTAAAAGATTCATTATTTACATTCCCTACTCTTGTAACATTAGAGTATCTGTTAGCGATGGTTTCACAAAACTCCTGCAATTCAATTGCTATTCCTTTATTCATAACTTTTGTTGTAGTTTCTGTATCTTTAATACAATTTTAGAAGACTGAGGTAATTTTTTGAGTCTTAATATTTCTTTTATAACAGAAGGTCTTGTATCTGTTTTAGATTTCATCTGACAGAGATTTTATTAGTTCACTCATAGTCTGTATAATATTTTTAGCTTTTTTTTTAGCCGCCTCGTGATCCCTGTCCATTAAGTCTTCGTAAATATTATCAGTTAATGAATGCAAGTTGTTAGTCACATAGTTAATATGTGTAATAGCTTGAATGTCATCAGCAGAAACAGGGTTTGACATTAATCTAAGGAATTAAGTATTTGTTTTCCTACAGCTGTATCTATTTTGCCAATGGCTCTATAAAGTTTTCTTGACTTGACTTTAGTTGCGTGTCGTTCTGTTTGTGTGGATTCTGTACCCATGTTTGTGTAAAGACAGCAGTCTATAAATAAAAGGGTATCAATTTTCTTTTTGTCAGACCAAGTTTTAAAATTTAAAATTTTATCTATGTCTTCTACGCTATAATCCATTTAAATATGTATTTATTTTTCGTTCAAAAGCTGAAAAATTGTTTCCTGTTCTATGTTCAATATCAGCGACCAGTTTATAGAACTTTTTATACTTACCAGTGTAGTGATTAACTTCCTTCCTCAAGTCACTTACCTCCAAATTTAACTTTTTATTTTGATTTACGAGAAATTTTATTCTGTTTTTTAAATCAGAATCCAGTATTGGGTCAAAGTTTTCAACATTTTCAAGCCAATTATTGACAATATTATTGTATGAAAGCTGTATGTCAGGATCATATTTTATTATGTAAGGAAGTTGTTTTAGACTATGCAATACAGTTGCATGGTTTTTGTTGAAAACTTTTGCTATATCAGTTAAGCTCATTCGTAAATGTTTTCGTAAAATATCGTATACAACAGCTCTTGCAAATATATACTCACGTTTTCTTGTATTTAACCTTGGGTCCAGTCCCAGTACTTCTTCTACATTTAGGATTATGGCCTCTATTGTTTTTTCTTTAAGAGATAATTTCATTTTATATATGATTTTAAATTTATTAAATCTAAGTATTCATCAGATTCTATGATGTGAAAATCAGTTAGTGTAAGAAACTCCCCAGCAGACCTTAAAATTTCTATTGCAAAATATACTGGTTCATCTCTATGTATTACAACCCCACCAACCACGTATGTTGTAAGTTCATTTATAGGGTACTCTTTTAGGTTGTTGTCTATATAGTCAGATATAAGTATTTTAAGAGTTATATCACTTAGTTCAGATAAAGAATCAATAAAATCATCTTCAACCTCATATCCTTTATCCTTTATATACTTCGGTTTTAAACCCATGCTTTTCTAATTCTTTTAATCTATATTTTTGTAGCTCTGACAAAACTCCTTTTGGTTTTTTTATTTCTGAAAAAAGCACGTCACAATTTGGAGGTAAAGCAATTAAATCTGGAATACCATTTTTATTTGTAAGCTTGAGTTTTATAACATAATAACCCTCAGCTTCGAGTTCTTTTATTCGTTTGTTTTGTATCTGTTGTTCCGTCATGTCCGTTTTGTTTCCAATCAATCCAAAAGCCAACCGCAACCATAACGTGTAAAAATATAGACAAAGCGTATTCATATAGGTCATGCCAGGTGGCAAAATGTAAATGTACGTGTCCAATTATCCAAAAAGGTATCGCCATTTGTTGACTGTACCAAATTAAAAAAAATTTTATAAACTTCATAGGGACAATAGATCTCTTTTAAAATGTCTTAGCGTATAATCTTTTTTCTTAGTTACAGCTTTGTAGATATCTTTTTCAATACCACCTCGTGAAAAAATCCAATAGACATCACTTTCAAGTCTGTCTTTTGTTGTCATTCTATCTCTTGACTGCCAGTAACTGGTTGCGCTAAAATCAATATTGTAATACACCAAGCAAGCAGCTTTCCTCAAAGATATACCTTCTCTTCCACTTACTATTTGCAAAGCTATGGTTTTATCTGTACTATTAAATTCTTCAAGCTCTGTGCATAATTGTTTACCATAAACTTCTTTTAGTGCATTCAATTCTTCCTTAAACTTATAGAATATTCCTACTTGTACATCAGCAAAATTGTCATGGATAAACTGTGCCTTACTTAAATCTAATATCATAGAGTTACCAGACTCAAATTTAACAGTACCAGAATACATTTGATGAAGTTTCATCATGAGCTTTACTGGTGTGTCAGCCAATATAACATCATTATTACCTTCAATAACTAAATGCTTTTTTAGTTTAGCTGTAAGGTCATAGGTCCTTGAATTCATCTCTACCTCTAATACATGTTCTTTGGTATTAACTTTGAACCCAGCTTCTTTTTGAGTGTATGAAATTGTATATGGTTTCATTTCGTCTATAATAGTTTGTAGGCCATCAGAATAATCGTTTATGTAAAGAGAATTGATTTTTCTTTGCTTAACGTTTACGTATTGTTTAGAAAACTTATAAAAGTTTACATAATCACTAAATGGATGCCTACGAACTACAGAAACCTGATGGTACATTTGACTAAATGATTCAGGTGTTGGTGTTCCTGACAGGAATATTACAAAAGGGTCGTTTTCCAAGATCAAAGAACGAACTTGTTTTGACCTTTTGTTTCTTTTTGGAAATGCACCCATGCCATGAGCTTCATCACATATTACCATATCCCAACCTAATTGGTCTATTTTATGTAATGACTCGTAATTTATAACTGTAATGCTGTATGATGGATTAAGAAGTTTATAATCACTTTCAATACTGCTTATGGCTTTTTTCTTGGTAATAAACAAGAGGTTCGATACTGGCAAAAGCGCACTTACACCCAAGCTCGTGAGAGTTTTACCAGTTCGTACCTCCATCGCAAGATAAACAAATTTATGTTTTTGCAACAAAGGTTTGGCTTTATTTATTATTGATGTTTGATAGTCTCTAAACTCCATATTAAAAATCAAAATTACCGTTAGTTTCTAACTCATGTTTTGTTCTAAAACGTAACCATCTACCTACAGAATCTCTATCAGCTTCAGGCTTACAGTCATACTTATACATTGAGTATGCTTCCAACCATTTGTTAAACTTAGTTCTTGATACAGTCATTTTAGATTTAGGAGCAAAATCAGGATTGTCTTCTACAAAATCTAAATACAAATCATTTTTATAAACCTTGTAACCTTTTGCTAACTTTTCATTTATGTTGTTAGTTCCAATCAATCCACACCACTCTAAAAACTCATGACAGGTTGCAGCTGATAGCTGTCTGATTTTTAAGTTTACAAACTTTGATTTAATCAGTCCATGCATCATGTATTGTTGTAGGCATCCAATCATGTAGTTATCAAACTTACACCACTCTTCATCATCCCACTCTCCAAACATAAGCTTACCAAATTCTTTTAATGGTGTTAAATCTTTAGTGTAGTATTGTGCTAACTCCAGCTCCCACTTTCTCCTGGCAAAAGATGAACCTTGGCCTTTGATAGCGTAGTTAGTTGTGATAGCAATTTTAGGAGACTTACTAAATGGTATCTTTATAGCATCTTTGTTCTTTTTCTCCAACACCAATCCCTCTGTTATAACACTAAACAATCTTTCAAAATCAAAGTGCTTTTTAACATCATCAAAACATAAAACCTGTGTGTCAACGCTAACAGTCTGATAAGCAAAGCTTTTCTCAAAATTAAAAGACTTACCATCTATAAACACTAATTTCTTCATGTGGCTCAGTGCATTCATAAACAATCCTTTACCTGTTCCTCCTTCAGGGTTGTCTGATATAACCTCATCGTTTAAAATGACAGCTGGACAGTAGGAAAGATTCTTCCACTGGTGTAGAAGATAACCTATTGTAGATTTCATAGATTTTATTCTGCTTTCATCCTGACCACATATGTTAGTAATGAACTGCTGGTAGTCACATCCATCTCCATCACATAGTTGAAAATTTCTGTCAATAACATGATCACTCCAAACGTATCCTCCCAAGTCTAAATAATCAATCCTTGTTACAGAGTCATGCTTGACTTTGACAGCTCCGTTTTTATAGTACAAGTATGCAGTATCTTTGTTGTCCTCTATAAAGTACACATCTATTGAAGATAGTAAAGTAAGAAACTCCTCTCTAAAATAACGTGTGTGTTCAGCAAAATAATTATAAACTGACAGGTCATCCACCTCCAGCAAATAATTAAGAATAAAATCTTTTATTTCTTTTTCTGAAGTATGGTCTATTAAGTTGTTTGTCACTTTTACAAACACGTAATTTTTACTTCCTTCAGGATTAAATTTAAAGAATCCATTTTCTTCTAAAAATTGTTTAAAAAGAATGTGTACTATTTTTATAACACCCTTATCGTTTTTAGTCCAAAACTGATTGTTTGCATTTTCTTGGTCTAATCTTGATATGACATTCTCTATTGTCGTTGGTTCTACATCAGAGTTCTCAAGCTCAACTCTGATATCTTTTTTTGACACACCACGTTTTAGCTTCATTCTCACATTGTTAACCTTGTCCTCGTCTTCGTAGTACTTAGTTCCGTGATTATGCTTCTGTGAGTATGCACTGTCTATAGTTCTTTTAATCTCTGATATTGTAAATGTTTTTGTTCTGTAGTTCATTAGCTGTGACTCAGCTAAAGACTGATAAATTCCAAAATCATTGAAAGCTGCAGCCAAAACATAAGCGTTGTTGTTTCTCTCCCCTTCATTCATAGGAAACTTTTTGGTCCACCACTTTACAAGTATATCTACTATCTTGTTCTCATCTGTCAAAGGGATGGTTGGTATATCTGAGTGCTTATTTATTTCTACATACTCTTGCTCTTCAATTTTATCCCATAAACTTGATTGTGCATTGATATGAATTAGTGGGTCATAAGACTCATAGCAGACACGTGAGACATTTTTACAGGTCTTGTCAAAGTATTCGCTATCAAAGTAATTTTGAAGGCTTAAAAAGTAGCTTTTATGATTGTCTTGAATAGGTGGTATTTTTACCAGTGCCTTTAATCCATTTCCACTTGGAGAAATAAATACAGAGTACACATATTTATCTTTTGATAGTCTCTCTTTTTCTTGCAGCAAATCTCTGTTTGATTTGTAACCATCAAAATCTAAGCAGATAAATCCACTGTGTTCCTTTAACGCATTGTCAGCTCTTTTAGAAAACAAGCCACTGAAACAAATTGCTGGTAATTTTTGCTTGAGAATGTTTCTATTTTCCTTGTCTTTCTCTGCTCGTATCTTTTTTACTATATCTTTTGAAGCTCCGTCCTGTATTCTTGTAAGTATTAAATTTATGTTTCTATAGAAGGGCTGAGATGTCTGTTTTATGTCTTTAAATATTGTAATGTCCATTTTATGTCGATTTAATGTCGTTTTAATTTTATCTATTTTACTGATATTTAACTATTTATATTATTTAATGTTGATAATGTTAATAATAATGTTAAAAATATAGATAAGTAATAGTTGATTTAATTTTTTTATTATAGAGTCCAGTATAACCCCTTAAAAGTGACATTCGTCACAGTTTGAAGCAAAGAAAAGGGGCAAAAGCCCCTTCGTCTTATCGCTCCGTAAATTTAAAAAAGGTCATCGTCTTTAGCTTCAGCTTTTTGTTCTGGCTTAAATGTATCAATGGCCACATAGTGTGTCTTACCATACTGGTCTACCTCTCTCTTTTTTTGTACAATAAGTTTAACATATTTCTTGTCATTGTACTCAAAAATAAACTCTTTTGGAAGATCAGATAAACATACCGATACAGCCACTTGGTCTCCATCGAACTTTGATTTTCCACTTCCTACGTAAATTTTGTCTTTTTGTTCACTCATTTTATTTAATTTTAATTGTTCGCTCCATATGGTTTAATGTAGATAACATAATTTTATTTTTCTGCTCTACGCTGTCACAGGACATTGGAACTTCTATCCACATAACAGTTTCTTTTGGCGTTAACTTAAACGGACTACAGAGTCTGTCTATGTATGTACGCATTGATGTCTTCAGTTGATTCATTGCTAAAAAATTTAGTGTAAACTTCAACAGCTCTTTCTACCTTTTCCTGTCCACCACTTAAAAAAGTAGAAGAACAATCAAAAATACCGAGTCTTCCAGTTCTCTTGTCAATAACAAAAAATACAAGGGGCTTATTGAATAGTCTCTGATAAATGTAAGCTTGACTGTCATAATTATAAGTCTTTGCACTGTACATAAATTTATCAATATCAGAACTTGTTTTAATGTCAATAATTAACTCGCTGCCGTTGTTTATAATATCAGCTTTTCCTTTCCAATCTAAATTCATTATTTTTTGAATCTCAGGAACTTCAAACTGATTTCCTTCCTCATAGATGAGGTCACACATCTCCATGTTAGATGTCATTTTAGTACACAGGAAATCAAGATGCTCTTTCTCTTTTTTAAGTAAAAGCATTTCTCCGACTTCAGCTTCCTTCTCTTTATAACGCACAGTGTTACGTGACGCTACATCAACAACCTGAAAGTCATCTAACTTGTGTGGCTCTAAGATTTTAGTATGGAAGTATCTGCCCTCTAACATGGGCTTTGTAAATTCAGAGCTAACTCTAAATTGCGTAGGATTCTTGAGCAGCTTACCTATATCAGAGTTGGACAGGTATTGTTGTCCGAACTCTCCATAGTATTTGCTGTCATCCTCAAGAGCCTTGAGTATATCTGCTTTAGTCATTCTTTATATTTTTTTTGATTTCAGTCTTAACCTTGGCACTAATCTTATACTTGGTCTCAAGATTCTTTACTATCGTAGCCAATCCTAACTCTTTGTTTTTAGAAACATAAGTCAGCACCTTGCTCCAGTTTGTATCTCCAATGTTAAGCTCGTATGTAGTTACAGTTTTTTTATCACTGGCACTGGCTTTTACTGGTGCTTTTGCAATATCCTGTCCTGTAGTTTCTAATAGGTCCTCTCCAGCATACAAACTTAATCCAAGTCCATGCATAGCAATTGCTTTTGCTGTTGCTCTTTGAATAGCTGTGTTAACGTCCATAGATGTAATCTTGTCAACTGTAATAGACTTGTTTCTGAAATCTTTAATTGGAAGATAATCAATATGTTCAATACTGTTGACTACTATTCCAACCTTTACATATCCTGTAACGCCATCAGTGAACCAGTTTAATCCAGTCTCAGGAGATTCGTATACATTTCTTTGTGCATCGGAATGCTCTAATTTTAGGTATGCCCACGCATTTGCCCATGATAGGTAATCGAGGTTACCTTTTTTTTCTACCTTGCTCTTTACATTAACTGCAACAAGCTTTTCAAAATAACTTTGTTTTGTACTCATTTGATTTTAATTTAATTAATAATTGATTTTAATTTTAACTGCAGCTCTGCATACTTATTCAAAGCTACTTCTCTTCTATTTTTTAAGTTCTTAATATGCTTATCGTTTTTCCGTGTGTTCACTTCATTCTTGATTTTTGTTTCAATAAGGTCCAGCTTGTGCAGACAGTTTGATATGCCTAATTTTACACAGCCCACGTTCCAACCATTTTCATAGAAATAAGAATATTCTATTGGTGTACACTCTTTATAATACGAACCTCCTTTACCAGTATTTAGTATTTCGATTCGGTCACTAAATTTTTGAATCTTCACACCTCTTTTTATAACATTAAAACCTACAGGCTGGTCACTTATAACTGCCTGATTCTGTTCAGATGCTTGATGTAATATTTCTTTAAGACTGTACATTTTACTTTTTTAATATTTCTGTTATAAAGTTTTGAAAGTCAGCATCCCCATCAATCAACTCTTTAGCTTTCTTGTAGCTGTAAAGAATATTGGAGTGCGTCACGGCATGTCCGTTCTCTTCCATAAATCTTTTTATGTAGGAAACTCTAATAGGTCTCTCCATACATAAATAATAAAGCAGCTGCCTTGCATCTACAATGTCTCGTCTTCTGTTTTTTGTAAACATATCATCTAATGTGATATGAAATTTTTTAGCTATTGCTGTAGCATAAACATCAAATATGTCTCTCTTCATCTATTGGTTTTTTAGTTTGTTTAATTCAAAATTTAAGTGATCTATAGCTTTCTGAATATCCTCGTTTGGAGACTCGTGCTTTTTGTATGCTCTCAAGATATAAGTACATGCAGTTCCAAGGTTGTAATTTAAATCAAAATTGGTCACTACGTCTATAGCTTTGTAATTATTTTTACCATCGTAGTACGATGGCGTTTCAACCTTCCCTTGGTCAGAGCTGGTGGTGGTCCAGTATTTTTTGTTTATATCCATTTTCGTTATGTTTTGTACCACAAAAACCCCCATGCGTAAACATGGAGGCGATTGCTTGAATCAACTACAATTCAGATTAATGGCTAACTATATTCCCAGTGGGTAATCATCTTCTACTTCTTCATGCTCAACATCGATTGTGTTTTCTTCGTCATCAACATTGTTTATTATATTGTGACACATAGCCATGTGGATAGCGTTGTTTCTTGTGATAGGGTCGCTTGGGTCAAACGACTCGAAAAGTTTTTGTAATATGCTCATAATTTGATTAAATTTTAATTATACTTGGTTTGTAAAGGTACTATAAATATGTTATAACTCCACTATGTTTTTGGAAAAAGATATGACACCATACCTAAAAAGATATGATGCCGTACCCAAAAAACGCTTGTTACGAATTAACAACAGAATTAGTTTCTAACACCATATCTATGAATTCTTTTATGTGTCTTTCCTCTGCATAATCATGCTCTTTCATAGCGTGTTCTAACTCCTCTCTGTCGGTTTCATCCTCGAAATTGTATTGCAGATTTTCCATCCAAGAATGAACACAATCATGGTATCTGTACTCATGATAAGTCATTTCTTGATGTTCTACTGTTCCAGTATGATTGAATTTAACTGTACCAGCAAAATCCTCTCCACACTCTTCATATTCCATCTCAGCTGTCAAGCTGTAGTGCTTACATATCTCTTCAACTAATGTTACTGGTGGACTCCATGCACTGTCTCCAGCAACAGTGAAAGTTTCCTCATCATCACATGGATAATCATCTAAGTCGAAGTCCCACCAGCGTGTTCCGTAGTGGTAAAAATCTTTATACTTTTTTGCAAGCTCCTCTTGAGTAACTCCAATCTTACCCTTGTCCAGTACGAAGTCTCCAAACTCTACGAAGTAATTGGTTTTATCATACTCCTTGAACTTGTTTCTTAGTTTTTTTAATGCAGCAGCGTTTCCATTAAACGTTACGTAATTCCAACAATTGTTTGCCATTTTTATTTAATTTAAGTTATGTGACTTATGTCGTGAATAGGGAGGAATCGAACCTCCCAAGCACCATGCTATTCTTTAATTATTCTGCTGGTAGCATCACTGTAATATTATTGTCCTCTACAACAATAGTACCTGTGTCTCCCCACTCTTCTCCTCTCCATTCAATCTCTCCAGTCAGTTTCAATCCCCATCCTTTGAAGATGTACTTGATTACGTACTCTAACCACTTTACGTACTCGTAGAATTTTTCTCCACCATCCCATTCTAAGCGATATTCTCCGTTCTGCTCTATAATCTCCCACTGCAGCCATATTGATGGCTTTCCGTTTGGCTGGTAGCCATCCTCGTGTCGCTGATTAGCAAACTTTTCGTATGTCTCAACCATGTCCTTTGTTAATGGTTTATCAAAATTTAAACTGCCTCTAAAATCTGTACTGTATCCCATGTCTATTTATTTAAGTTAATTTGAATATTATTAATGATATTACTACTCCTAAGATTCCAATAAATATTGCAATCATGCTGTCGCTGTATTTTCTATCAGAACGTCCTTGTCTTGAACGATACTGTCTTGGTTTTTTATCTTTCATAGCTTACTTGTTTTTGATTGCACTACGATTAATAAAAGTCACTATTTGATTCAGCTCATAAATCTCATCACTACCTATTCTTTGACTCCAGTCCAGTATTCCTTTGACTGCAGCTCTGACTTCATTTAAGTCTTTACGTAATGATTTTACTTTCTTTTGAGACTCTAAATAGTCTCCCATTAATTCAGTGATTCTGTTGAAATCTCTGTCTTTTTGTGTTTCTTGATAACTGCTCATTGTATTAAATTTAAGTTATGGCATTATTGCCTTGTACCACCAAAACCCCACTCCGTTTTGGAAGTGAGGTAGGGGTGTTTAGGGATCTGTGGATTTTACTCTTTGCTCTCTGTTATAGCTTGCTCAATATCATCAATTGTATTTTGTGAAATCATGTCCCATATGCATACTCCACAGTGCGTGATAGATGTAATACTTATCTCAGCTGGACTACCACAATAGTCGTGAGTCTGAGGTTCAGCGTGTGCATACTCATAGTATACATCAAGCTCTATGTCATCCACTTTGTAAGTGAATATTTCGTCATTCCAAATGCTCATAAAAGATTGTTTAACTGGTTAATACTATCACTGAAATCTACTCCAGCAATCACATTTGATTTTGGCTCTTCACATCCTTCCATTTCCATCCACTGGTCATAACTCCTGTAGGTTGTACGCACATAAATAATAGACTCTAATGACTCTATACTTGTGCCATTGATGTTGCACACTAATCGCATTTCTTCTTCGGTTGCGATGCTCATGACATCTTCCCATACTTGATTGAATTTATCTATCTTCCCCATTTTGATTTCTTGTGTTTTTTGTTAGACTTCCAGTAGTTGTTCTTTGCCCATTTTTTTTTGGCTTTAGAGGTCTTGCATCCTCGTGATGATGCACAGCTCGTTAACGTGGGTGTAGCTATAAGCATACACATCACAAACATTAAAATTTTCTTCATAATTGTAGTTTTAAATATCTGCCAATATTGGCATTGATACTGGAGAAGGAATCGAACCTTGCTTACAACCATTCCAGTTAGTCGAACAGCGTGTGCTAAAGCTTATAACTATAGTTCTCTGCTACCCACGTACATAAAGTCTCTCTATTGCCCTCTGACAGCTCCATGAATAGATTAAATACATTCGCAGTTCCACCATGACCATTTCTCTTGTTGAGGTTCTGCCATTTAGCCTCTATATGATTAGCCAGTGACGTACCCTCTCCAAAAGCTTTTTGTATCCAGCCTGCTGGAAAGTTATACGCAAAGTACATGAAGTTAGTTATTTGGTCAGCTGCAGCATCTTTCTTCTCTTCTGCTTCGTCATACTCGTCATACCATTCTGTCCATATGTACAGCTCCTGCTCGTGTGCATCTTCTAAGATAAATTCATCAGAATACCACACTTCTTTGTCATTTTTAAAATCATAATTAATATACTCTTCTTTGTGGTTTTCCTTTAGCCATAGTAATAGACTTGACTCTTCTTTAATGGTCTCTCCATTGTGAAGAAGGAAACCTTCATACATTCCTGCTCCAGTAATAATACACGTTCTTGGTGCTTTGTTTAAATTGCTCATAATTGTAGTTTTTAATTGATTAATATAATTCTGATTTCTCGATTTGTTTTACCTCTCTTGCTGGTAGTTCACTGGTATACTCTTCGTACTTGTCAAATGTCTTCTGACATCTTTTGTCCCAGTACTTGTAGTTCTTTTCGTTACCAGCACTGTCAGCAATGTTACGCTGTCTATCTGCCTCGTTATGCTGGATTAACCAGTACACTGCTTTGTTTACTATTGCTTGGTGCTTCTTGTTTAATGCTATCATATTACTCATTATTGAAATGGATTAGATGTTACAAAATAGCTTAGTGCTATTACATTCTTTTTTACTTGGTCTAACTCATACAGCTTTTGTGCTGTCTTGATTAATGCACAGTCGATACGTACATACTTAATTACTGTTTTTGATTCTTTCATTGTAGTTGAATTTAAATGATTTGTAGGAGATAACGTGCTGACTCTCAGCGTGTTAAGTGATTTCTCTATGATATTTAGCTCTCCCATGCTGTAAATATAAGGAATTATACTTTAATATTACTATAACTTGTCAATAACTTGTCAGTAACTCCTGTTGTCCAGCACTCAACTCTCTTTATATACTTTATACAAACTCTCTAATACTTTTACTTGCGTATTACTAACATGTTAACTGGAAAGCTTTAACTATGTTTTGTTTGGGGTGTGTGACATCCGTACTGGGGTTAAGAGAAGGGTCTCTCCTTCTTCTTTTCTTTCCCCCTGTGGGGGGATGGTAGGCAGCACTGGAGCAGAGCAGCTAATCAAAGCTGTAATCAACAGCAGTACAGCACAGATACTGCAGCTATTACTGGAGCTGCAGCACTGGAGCTGGAGCTGGTCATAAGGAATCCTGAAACAATCCAACAAAAAAGTTTGAAAAGTTCTGACAAGCTGAGAAAAAAACGACTTTCCTCAGGCCAACCACAACTGTATAAGCTACTATAGCCCTAAACTTATAAGTGTCTGAACCCAAAAAAAAATTTAATAATATTTTTTATTTTGATCCCTTAATTTATGTCAGTAAAATGTAAATAACTTATTTGTGTCAGTAAAATGTCAGTAACTAATTTTTGTATTTTAAAGCGTGTTTGTTATCGACATTCTTATGACAGTTATTGTGTCGACTTTTTTTTGCTAACTTATTAGTTCTTAGTTCTTTATTCTTTTAATGTCGATAATGTCAATAATAAATAGAATAATAATATATAAAAAAAGAAGAAGAATAGAAATATATATAAAGAGTAAGTGGGGAACTTTTGTCGACATTCGACATTGCATTTTTATTTTAGTATAAATATATTTTTACTATATTTGCTTAAATTAAATCTAATATAATGAGCAATTACATTCCAAAGAACCTTGAGTTCGATCAACCTGGTCGAAATAAATTAATCAAAGGGATTACAAAAATTTCTAAAGCAGTTAAGAGTACGTTAGGCCCACGCGGAAAAACGGTTCTAATAGAATCACCTGAACATATCGGAGGTATGACAATTACAAAAGATGGTGTAACTGTTGCTAACTCTATTTTTTTAGATGATCCTGTAGAAAACCTTGCGGTTCAAATGCTAAAAGATGCAGCACGTAGGACTGCTAACTCAGCTGGGGATGGAACTACTACAGCAATTGTATTAACCGAGGCTATTATAAAAGCTGGAGAAAGAAATTTATCAAAAGAGAATAATATAACTGAGGTTGTGAAATCAATAAACCAATTCAGTAAAATTATTCTTAAAGAATTAAAAAAGAACTCACGAAAAATTACTAAAGCAAGACTACTGGATGTTGCAACAATTTCAGCAAACAACGATAAAGTTTTAGGAAAAATAATTGCTGACGCATATAGCAAGGTTGGCAAAAATGGAATAGTTACTGTAGAGCGTTCTCAAAACCATGAGACGTATGCAACTGTTACAAACGGAATAAAAGTTGATAGAGGCTATACTTCAAACTTATTTATCACAAACCAAAAAAATGACGAGTCAGTTTTAGAAGACGTGTTGGTTTTAGTTTGTGACCAGGAGATAAGTAACATTCTACAAATAGAAAGTATATTAAAGCCAATCATTCAGCAAAACAAAAAGCTTCTCATCATTGGTCCATGCTCAGTCAATGTTGTGAACACCCTGGCGGCAAACGTGGTGCGTAACGGACTTAAGTTATGTAATATTATACCTCCACAATTTGGATATAAACAACACGAGCTTATGCAAGACATTGCGTTGTCGGTAGGGGCGAAATACTTTTCAGAAAAGACTGGAGATGATTTAAGTCTGTTAAGCATGAAAGATCTTGGTCATGCAGATAAAATTATTTCAGGAAAAAGTCAAACGGTTATTATTAAAAATAATCAAATAACTGAAGAGATAGAAAAAAGAATTTCTGATCTTAAAGAACAGCAGGAGAATACAGAGTTAGTTGCAGACAAAGAATTTATAAACGAGCGTATTGCAAGTTTGTCTGGATCTATTGGAGCTATTTATGTTGGAGGTAATTCTGATGTAGAGCAAAAAGAAAAGTATGACAGGGTTGAAGATGCCGTGTGTGCTGTCCGTAGTGCTTTAGAAGAAGGTATTGTAAAAGGTGGAGGAATGGCACTATTAAATTGTCAAAGAAAAATAGAAGAAGTATTTATGACTAAAGTAAACGATGATGAGAAAACAGCGTTTCTAATTTTGTCAGATGCTATTGAAGCTCCAGCTGTGCAAATTTTAGAGAATGCTGGAAAAAAATATGGAGACATTTATCCTCATGAAGATATACAAAAAAATGAGGACTACAATGTAAAGACTGAAAAGTATGGAGACTTTTTTAAGATGGGTGTTATAGATCCATTGAAAGTAACTAAGACTGCTTTTGAAAATGCAGTAAGTGTAGCTACTACTATTTTAACAACTAATGCAATAATAACACACGCGCGAGCTAAAGAATAAATTATGAAACCAGTTGGAAAGTACATTGTAATAAAAACCATAGAGGAAGAGATTAAAACCTCTTCAGGTTTATTGTTGTCTGCAACAGACGTTGATGAATTTAGGTATAGAAAAGGATCTGTAATCAAGCCAGGGACAGATGTTTCTGTTGTTAAACCAGAAGATATTATTTATTACGATAAGAATTCTGGATTTACTATGTTGATAGATGAAGAGCCTTACACTATTATCCAGGAGCGAGATGTAGTTATTGTTCTCTAATTTCTTTATTCATTTCTTTAATCATATTTCGATAAACTTTATCCATGTATGATGCATCGTTTCTAAACAATGGATTTACAGCAGCACTTTCAGCAATCTCTTCTCCATTAATTTTTTTATAAATAGTATTTATTATTCTTTTAGACTTGTATGTAAGCTCATACAGTGTGGCTTCTTTTCCATTACGTTTTCTCCATACGTGAATCCACTCTTCTTTTAATAATTTACCAAAACGATTTACGTCCCAGGACATTATTTCTTCGTACTCTTTGAATTGGCTTTTATTAAATATTTGTTCGCTATATAAAAACAAAAGCATCTCTAAGTCTGGAGTACCAAGTCCGTATTTAGCTTTTACCCAGTACCTTATAACTCTCCAGTATTTTAGAAAGTCATGGTCAGGTAATGTTCGTGTAGTATTTTTTCTTGGATAGACTCCCTTAAACTTCATTAAATTAAATTTTTTATATTTGTAAAGATAAAATAATTAATTAAAATTATAAGTTATGCCACAAGGAATGGGAACATACGGTTCTAAGGTTGGAAGGCCAAAATCAAAAAAGAAAGTAGTTAAGAAGAAGGTTATTAAGAAAAAAAAGAAATAGTTATGCCAGATCCAAAAAGAAAAAGAGTAAGAACTCAAGTTTGTAAAACAAACAAAAAAGGAGAAAAAAAGTGTAAGTACAAGATGGTTAAAAGAACACCAAAGCAGTTAAAAGCTTATGACGCAATGAAATCGTCAAATAAAAAACGTAACTCAAGTTTTGGAAAACTAAGTGATCTTGATATTACAAGTCCAGGGCCTATACAAAGATAAGTTCATGGGAAAATGTAGTTATAATTTTAATGGAGAGCATGTTACTGGTAATACACCAGAACAGTGTGCTAAGTTAAAAGCGAGATTTCAGAAAGCAAAGGAAAAGATGGAGCGCCAATTTGATAGCGTTGCTGGTAGGTCACGTAATAATAAAAAAGAAACACCTAAGCCAAATAAAAAGAAAAACTCCCCATCTAAGATAAAGAAAAAAGCAACACAATTAATTACAAATTTTAAAAACCGCAGAGCGGTTGCCAAAAAAAGAAGAGCTGTACAAAGCAGCAGAAGAAGAGGATTAGATCGTAACACTAAGAACTAAAAAAGTTTTTATAAATATTTGTATATTTGTAATATACCAAAATTAATAGCTGAATACAATGGGAAGATTATTAGTAAAAGTAGGATTATGGATGCAGGCAGTGTGGTGTAAATTCCAATGTGCCTGGAACTATGGAGTATCTAAATTATTATTTAGCGTTAATTCATGTCCAAATAAATTATGTACTTGTAAGAAATGAAAGATTATACTCGAATGCAAAAAAATAACAGGTCAAAAGGATTTGGAGATACAGTAGAGAAATTTACTAAAGCAACAGGAATAAAAAAAGTTGTAGACACAGTTACAAAAGGTGATTGTGGTTGCAACAAACGTAGGGATACATTAAATAGAATGTTTCCTTATAAGAAATAAACGAGATTTTTAACCCTCAAAAAAAAAGAAATGGCATATCCAAAAATTACGGTAAACACTGGAGTAGCATTAGAAATAATAGCCAGTGACACATTACCAATCCCAGCACCAAGCCTTCCAGTACTATCTGGAACAGCATCAGCAACATCAACAAATAAATTAGTATCTATTTTCGGAAACTTCAATGACGCATCTGTCGGAGACATTGTATATAATACAGCCGATAAAACATCAGCATCAGTAGTTGCTGTAGAAAGCACAACAACATTAGAACTAAGTGCTGATATTTTTACATCTGGAAAAACATATACTATATTTTTAGGAGGACCAAATGGATCTTCAAGAATAGACTCGTCTGAAGGATGTTTGTTATATGTTGGAAGTAATGATCCTGGAATGAACTTCAATGAATCAATTCAAGATGTTAAAGTAAAAACAGTAGCTGGAAGTATTGTAACATTTACAAATTTTCCAATAGGACATTATTTACCAGTTCAAGTATTACAATTGTATTCTACTGGTACAGACACACCTGTTCAAAATAATTGTATAGCAATTTGGTAATATGGAATTTAATATGTCAGATATAAAATTATACGCATTAAACGCAACGTCTTTGGCCCTATCTTTTTCACATCTTGATATGGTCTTGAAAATTATTTTATTACTTTTAAGTGTGGGGTATACTGCACAAAAGTGGTATTTGTTAGATAAAGATAGAAGAGATAAGAAAAAGAAATAAAAAGTTCTAAATCTTAATTAAAAAAATAAGAGACACAGAACAACTGTGTCTTTTTTTTTACATATACGTTATGAAAAAAGTTGAAAAAATTATCATTCATTGCTCTGCTACAAGAGAAGGTGATGACTCTATTAATGCTGAGGTTATAGATCGATGGCATAAAAAAAGAGGTTGGAAAGGTATTGGGTATCATTTTTTAGTTTTAATAGACGGATCTATTGAGACTGGAAGAATGATAAATAAATGCGGTGCGCATACAAAAGGTTTGAATTGCAGCTCTATATCGATTTGTTATGTGGGAGGAGTAGAGTCTGAAAAAGATTCAAAAGGAAAGTATCCTGCAAAAGATACAAGAACACCAGAACAAAAAGAAACATTGTTAGAATTATTGCATGTGTTACGTAAAATGTATCCAGATGCAAAAATTCATTCCCATCGAGACTTTGCTGCTAAAGCATGCCCAAGTTTTGATGCAACAACAGAATATTGTAATATTTAAAATTTATAATTATGGCTAAAAAGAAAATGAAAAACCCATGCTGGAAAGGATTTATAGCATACGGTACTAAAACTAAAAACGGAAAGAAAGTTCCAAATTGTGTTCCTAAAAAGAAGAAATAATTATGAGTTGTAAAGGATTAAAAGGTAGAAAATATAGAAAGTGTATGAAGGCTTATGTTAAACAGTCTAAAAGAACTTTTCCTTCATTTAATAAGGATTTAGATACAGTATCAACTGCAATACAAACCAACAATCGAGGTATGGTAGAAAGAATGCGTAATAATAAAAGAAATTTTGTAGTTCAAAGGAATTTAAAAGGAGCAGTTAAAGAGCAACTTGTTAAGAGCAATGACCCGAAAGATAAATACCCATTTAAACTTAAAGTTTTAAAAAAGAAGAAATAATGCCAGATCCAAAAAAGAAAAAAACTATAGTCTATGCTAAGGGAGCAAAAAAAACTAAAGGTGAAAGCAATGTAAAAGTGCCTGGCTCTTTTAAGGTAACTAAAAGAAGTGAGGTAAAAATGAAGGGTAGAAAGGGAGGTAAAAATACTGAAACTTTTAAAAGCAAATCTTATGTTTCAAACATGGATGATACTAAAATTAGTCGTGTAAAAATGAAGACTAATAAAAAAGGTAAAGGAACTGAATCTTTTAAACAAATTAAAAAAAACAAAGACGGAACTTATGCGTTGTCTAAGTGTAATAAAAAAGGTAAATGTACAAACAGAAAAGTTTCTAAATTAAGGGGTAAATTTATTACAAGTAGAATGAAAAAAAATAGAGATAAAATGAAAAAGAAGAAATAATGCCAGATCCAAAAAAAATACCAGCATCAAGAATTAAGTCAAAAATTGAGCTTAAAGAAAAAATTAAAAAAAACAGGGCAACTGAAAGTGCGAAAGAGACTATTTATGATACAAGCATGGATGGTAACCGTATTAGTCGTGTAAAATCAAAGCTTAAAAATAGAAAATCAACTGAAACTTTTAAAGAAATTAAAAAAAACAAAGATGGTACTTACACATTGTCTAAGTGTAAAAGAGGTAAATGTAAAACCAGCAAAGTTTCTAAATTAAGAGGCAAGTTCATTCAAAGTAGAATGAAAAAAAAGAGAGATAAGTTATAATGGCAAAACCAAGAAAAGGAAAAGCAAAAGTAAAAATAACATCTTCTGGAAAGAAAGTTAGTTATGGACAAGCAGGTAGAGCAAGAGGCGGCGGTCCAAGAGTAAAGCCTGGAACGTCTAAAGGTGATTCTTATTGCGCACGTAGTTTTGGAATTAAGAAAAGATTATCTAAGAAAAAACAAAGTGATCCTAATACTCCAAACAATTTGTCTCGTAAAAGATGGAAGTGTTCTGGTAAAAAATCAAGAAAATGAAAAAAATAATAGATTGGTTCGGTGGAACTGTTGTTAAGGATTTGTTAGGTGGATTAGATAAATTATTTACTTCTAAAGAAGAAAAAATAAAAGCTGAAAATGTTATAAAGCAAATTCTAATACAAAAAGAATTAGAGTTACAAAAAATGCAAACTGAAATTATTTTAGCTGAAGCAAAAGGTAATTGGTTGCAAAGATCATGGAGGCCTATATTAATGTTAGCTTTTGGATTTATTGTTATATATGTAAAATTTTTAGCTCCTTTATTTGATTTAAAAATTCCAGAATTAGAAAATGAATTTTGGAACTTATTACAATTAGGTATAGGCGGTTATGTTATTGGGCGTAGTGCAGAGAAGATATCTCAAAATATACATATTTCTAAAAAATAAACTACAAAAAAAAAGATTAACTTTGTGTTTGTAAAAAATAACTTATATAGATGGCAAGAATAAGTACATACAAGAAAACTGTTCCTGTTGTAGCTGCAGATAAATGGATAGGTTCTGACTCTCAGAATCAAATGCGTACCAGAAATTTCACAGCTCAAGATGTTGCTGATTTTATTAACAAAAAAGGTGGAGAGGATCAAAACTTACGTTATACTTACAATGACACTACAGGTTATGAAACTGGAACATTATCTTTTACAGGTGGTGGACCGTATTCAAAAGCGTTAGATACTATTACAACTTTTAATATAAGTTCTCATGACTTAAGAAGTCCTGTATTAGATTTAGGTGACTGGATAACTAAAGCTCTTTTAAATTCAGATGTATTGTTAACACAGTGTGACGATCTAAATAACTGGGCTATATACTCATGGGATTCAGCTGTTTCGTCTGGTGTTAAAGATGAATATCAGATAGATTTAAGTTTTAGAGCAGGATATGGGAGCTTGACTGCTGGTGAAGATTATTTCATATCTTTGCTTAGTTACGCAGGGGATGGTGATTTACACTTTACTTATGTACAAGGAGTTCCTTCTACGAGTTGGAGTATACAGCATAATTTAGGAAAGTTTCCTTCTATAACAGTAATTGATAGTGCAGGAACAGTTGTAACTGGACAATATACATATAACGATATAAACAACGTGACATTAACATTTTCAGCACCGTTTGCTGGAACAGCATATTTAAATTAAAAAACTATGGCAATACAATATTTAAACACAGTTGATCTTAATCAGAATCAATTAAACCAGGCAGTTATACAAAATGTAGGTACTGATCCTGCAACAGGTGTAGTTGGTCAAATTATATTCAACACATCTGCCGACACGTTAAAGCAATATGTTGCTGATACTCAAAACCCACCAGTTCCAGCTTCACCAACTCCAGGTTGGATTGAGGTAGGTGCTACAAGTGCGGTTGAGTCTATTAATACTACAAACGGTACATTTATAAATCTTACGCCAACATCAAAAACAACAGGTAATGTTGTTATAACTGCTGACTTGTCTGCTACAGGAACTGCAAGCAATACAACTTTTTTAAGAGGTGATAATGCTTGGGCTGTAGTTGATAATTATGTAAGCTGGACATTAACTGGTGATTCTGGAACTCCTGAATCAGTAAGTTCTGGAGAAACAGTAGATATTGCAGGAGGATTAAAAATAACTACCGATATAGCTGCTAATAGAACTTTAAATATAGTTCACGACTTACAAGCTCAAACAGATACCACATCAACAGGTTCACCTTCAGCAGGAGGAACATTCACAACAGTTGATTCTGTTACAAGAGATACAACAGGTCACGTTACAGGAATAAATGTTAAAACCATTACACTTCCAAGAGATGATTATAGTATTGTTTCAAAAGCAAATGCTACAGCAGGAGCTGATGTAGATTTAGTAGATTCAGGAGGAGTTATAGATTCAACAGTTAACTTTATAGGAACAGCTGGTGAAATAGTTGTTGCACAATCAGCAACAGCAAATAAAATAGTTATAAGTCAACCTTCTGATGTTACAATTGGAAATGACTTACAAGTAGATAACGATGCAACTGTAGACGGTAGTTTAACTGTTGTAGGTACAGGTGATTTTACAGGGGAGGTAACAGTTCCAACTGCAACAGCAGGAACAAGCGCACCTAACTTAGCTCAAGTAGAATTACTTGT